TTGAAATATCTGTTGAAATCTATGCAGATGGCACGGTCTACCTATTATTTTGAGTTGAGCAAGGCCGATCAAGTTGCTGTTCGAAACCATTGCTTGGCAGATGAAATCAAAGACATTTTCTCACAGCATAAAGGCCGCTACGGTGTGCGAAGAGTATATCAGGAACTGATAAAGCGCGGCCACAAGGTCAATCATAAGCGGGTACAACGGCTTATGCACACTATGGGGTTGGCAGGAAAGCGCCCAAAGGAAAAGTATCATTCCTACAAGGGCGAGGTCGGCAAGGTTGCTGAGAATATCCTTGACCGGGATTTCAGCACGACAGCTCCTATGCAAAAATGGACTACCGATGTATCTCAGTTCGGTTTTTCGTGGGGGAAGTGTTATCTCTCTCCTATACTCGACATGAACACAAACGAAATCATTTCTTATGATTTATCTCAAAGTGCCAATATGGAACAGATCCAGAGAATGTTGGCCGGCGCCTTTACGAAGTTTCCCTCTGTAGATGGCCTGATCTTTCACTCTGATCAAGGGTGGCAGTACCAGCACGTGTACTTCAGGCAGGCACTTAAAGATCACAAAATCATTCAATCCATGTCAAGGAAGGGCAACTGTTACGACAATTGCATCATGGAGACCTTCTTTGGACGGATGAAAAACGAGATGTTCTACGGGCATGAAAAAGAGTATTCCTCTTTTGAAACATTTGCCAAGGCTGTTGACGGCTACATAAATTACTACAACAACGAAAGAATCCAAGAGAAAACAAAATGGATGCCTCCTACAAAATTCAGAGAGGCATCCATGTGCACCTAATTCAATTTTTTATGTGTCCAGAATTCTGGGTACATATCAGAAGAGAGCCCCGCTTTTGCAGGTGGATAAGTTCGGCGTGGAAAATATCAGCCGCCCTCCGCAGCCAGAAGAGTGATAATTTCCGCAGGCATAGGCAGTCTGGGCGCCACGGCCTCAACAGAGGGCTCGCTGGTGGCGTCCTTGCCATAGAGGATATCCTCGAAGGCCTTCAGCTTGTCCGGATCGGTCTTGGTGGAATCGATGGTCAGGTGGGCGGTAGGCTTGAAACCGGGCACATCCACGGGGGTGGTGCTGACTTCCCAGCTGAAGGCGACTGCCTCGGGGGAGTCGTTGACCGTCTGGCGGTTCTTCTCAGAGGGAGAAGCCTGCGCGCCGTAGATCAGGTGGATCTTGTAGCCGTGCTCCTGACCGTCCACATCATTGCCGATCAGGGTGCGGTAGCTCAAGCCGAAGACCTTGCGTGCCTGCTGTCCGATGGTTACGCCGGGGGCGATCTCCGCGGTTCCGTCGCAGGCCTCGAACTCGGGGGGATAGGTATAAGCCTCCACAGTAGCGCCGAAGTCCTCCGCGCTCATCAGGTTCAGGTACTTGATGTTATCGGCGTACTGGGGATTGGCCTCTGCGCCGGAAGGGCTCTCGTTGACGGCGGTCAGGCCGTTCCAAGCCACGCCATCGCCATACTGGCTGTTGCTCCCCATGGGGAAGAGGACGCCGCGGTCCAGACCGGTTTCAAAGAAACGCTCGCCGACCTTGTCCCATACAATTCTTCCTTTGGTACTCATAGGTTGTTCCTCCTTCAAAAGTATAGGTTGAACACATCGTGGTTCAGGTTGTCAGATGTAAAATGCCGTTCATGCGAACATCTGGGGAGTTTGGCAATCTCCCCGGGAAGCGCGCTGTCCGGATTGCGGTAAATAACCGTAACTTGATAGCGGTTTTGGATGGTATAAGGCAGGTTGTCTGCAAAGTCGGTGTCCATGCGGCTGCGCTCATAGACGATACAGTCATATTCCATCTCCACATTGGGAGGAGGCTGAAAATAAACCCGGCATTCATCTCCCATCTCCGGACAGTTCAGAAGTTTACACAGAACCGCGTGAAGCAGTAGCCTTCGGCCCATTGTAAAGCCCTCCGATCGTCAGGATAAGGCGCGGGAACTGCACCTCCACATTGCTGATCTTCCACCTGGCGCCCATATATTCTACATACCGCATTTTGTGAAAGTTCTGGTTGGCAAATGGATCGGCGACTATGCTGACCTCATTTGCGATGTTGATATCGTCATTGAGATGCTCGGAAGATTGCAGCCGGCGGGTATTACGAACTAATTCGCCGTAGTATTTTCGCTCGACGATTTTCTCCTCCCGCACACCAGGCGCCGTTTCCACCAGCTCAGCATAGCCCACCGCTCCATAAAACTTTGCCATTTTGAATTCCTCAGGTTGTGGCGGCGTTCCAGACAGTGGACTCCACGGCGGTGGAACCGGCCTTCACCGTGGTAACGGTGGCGGCGGTCATGGCCACGGGGATCAGCTTGTTGGTGCCGTCGTCGATCAGCAGCAGGCCCTTGAGGAAGGCGTCCTCCATGTCGGCCTTGCTCACCTGGGTCTTGTACTCGGGCTCGTAATAGAGTTTCTTGTCCCCGGTCTTGCCGTAGACCACATAGTTCTTCACATGGACATCCTTGCTATGCTCATAAATTTTGTTCATGACGCGTACCTCCATTCAAAAGTAAATGCCCATGGGAGTTTTAAGCTCCCACAAGCTCCTCCAGTACGATGGCGGACTGGATGCGAGTCAGGGCGCCGGACAGCCGGGTCTCAATCATGTACTTCTCCTGGTTGAAGTCGATGTCGAACTGATTGAACCGGGTGATTTCGCCGCCCTTGGTAGCGCCCAGGGTGTAGTCAGACAGGTTCACGAAGATACCCAGGAGCTTGTGCTGGTGGGTATCGCTGTCGGTGCGGACAAGACCGGCAAACTGCTCGGCAGTGTAGATGTCGTTGACATTCAGCGCCTTGGCCAGATCGCTCTTGGAGTCGTAGATGCGGCGGCCGTTCAGATCTCGGGCCAGCAGCATCACATTGAGCAGATGGGGGTCGCAGTAGAAGTCGGGCGTCCCGGTGCCCTTATACTGCTCTCTGGAGTAGAGGGCTGCGGTAATGACGGCCTCCGCATAGATGTAGTTATCGCCGAAATTGTTTGCGGTGTTGGCGCCCTGAAGCTCCTCCTTGGCCGCATCTACATCTACGGGGTAATGGATGGCATACAGGTCGTCGTCATTCCAAATGGAGCGGATGTGCTCCTGATAGATCTTGTGCTCATCGCCCTCTTCGCGGCCGTCGCCGATCATGATAGCTACCGCCAGCTCTTCGTTCAGCGTCTGACGCATCACGCCGTACTGGTACTCCACCACATCGAAGTCGGTAATGTCGATCTTGTCATCACGGTTCATGGCGTCGGTGATGTAAACGGTCTGCGGGTCGGTGGTCCGGGTAATGAGCTTCATGTTGCCGGAAGGCGTCTTCAGACTGCCCTTCTTATAACCCTTGGCCCGGATGGTGTCTCGGCGGGCGTCCATCTGCTTGGTGCGGATACGGCTGATGGGGCTCTTGTGAACCTTATTCATGACCACAGTGACCCAGCCCTGGTCACGGCTGACCACCTCGGGAGCGCCGGGACGAAGGTCACGGTAATCGGGGAACAGCGCCTCGATGTCATCGATACCATGCTTCAGAATATCGCTGTGCTGCTCGGCATAGAGCTTCATTGCGCCCTGAAGCGTGCCGATGCTCTTGGTCTTGGCGTTGCTGATGATCTCTTCCTGAGCGGAGTGGCTCAGAACGGTCTCCCGGTTGTCATCAGGCTTGTCAAAAACATTGTACTTCATAGTCTTATCTCCTCCTTCAGAGTGTTTCACGGCCTGTTGGCCGTCGGACTTGTCCTCGGGGTCGTCCTCCTCTTCAGACCCGCCCTCTTCCAAGGCCTGTCCGATAAGGGCGTAGACAACATTCTTCTGCTTGTCGGTGAGGGAGTCGAACACCTCTTTCATTGTTTCGCCGTCATCCTCAGGGCGTTCCTTCTTATCATCAGAGGTCTCTTTCTGGTCTTCACCGTCATCATCCTTACCGTCCTCCGCATGGGTAAGACTAATGCCTTCGCCAGTGCCAATGATGATCTCCTGCTCCGCACCCTCGCCGTGGGCAAGGTCTACAAAGTCGATAAATGCGCCGGGGTTGGCGCCGGCCACGACCAGACTGACCTCGCGGATCATCCCGTGAATTACATCCCGGTTCTGCTGTTTAAGCTGATTGGCATAGATGGAGAGCGCCTCCACATCGCCATGCTGAACCAACAGCTTGGCCGCCTTGCCGCTCTCCGTGTCGTTGAAGGTACAATAGGCGTACACGCCGTCCTGCCGGTTTTCCAGCAGGGCATGGCCCAGAACATTGAGAGGGTCGTTGTGCTGATGGTTCCAGACCAGAGGGACGGTGGTGCCGTCGCAGTCGGCAAAGGCGTCCTTTCGGATAACCCGGCCGTCACCGCAGACCAGATTATTTCTGGTTGCCCAGCCGCTGCAATCACACTTCGGTTTCTTCATTTTGATTTGTCTCCTCCTTTGGTGTCGGTTTCTCTGTGCCAGAGGGAGCCGGAAGGCTTTCCTTGGCCGCGCTGATGTTACTGTTGCGGAGTTCATCCGCCTTGGGGTCCTTCGAGGGCTTCATCCCCACCACCTGCCGGATCTCATTGGAGGTCATGATCTCGTTGCGGGTGAACTTGTCCGCGATCTCCGCGATTTCGGATACCGGCACAAGCTTGAAGGGGTCTCGGAAGAACACAATGGACTGCCGCTGCGACCGGGCGGTCTTGGTTAAAAACTTCCGCTTCGCTTCGTCAACAAAGGCGGATACCATAGGCTCGATGGTCCGGTCATAGTAATTCAGCATCGTCTTGTCATCCGCGGAGCCGTTCATGATCTCCTGCGTGATACCCAACTGGCTGTAAAGCATACTCGTCAGGTATTCAATCTGGGACATCAGCTTGTTCTCCACGGGGCGGTTGAGCTGAGTGATATGTTCCGTCCCATCGGTGTAGGCGACTCCGTACTTGGAACCTGCCAGCTGCTCTTCGATATCCTTACGGCGTTTTTCCGCCTGTTGACGCCTTGCCTCGGTCTTGATGATGTAGGGAAGCTGAATGATGATGTCTAACTTGCCGGACGCGCTTTGTTCATCGATGGCGTCCAGAATGTTCAGTTTCCGAATCAGCCGCTGGCTGGTAGAGTTCGGCTCGTTCATCACGGCATAGAAGGGGTTTTCGATGATGGCCGTCTTGTTCTTGGGCACCACGATGTCCTCTTTTTCGCCTGTGCGATCGTTGTAGACCCGCACCTTGACATGCTGGGGATACCACTCCAAAATGCGCCCCGTCCGCATGGACAGGATGTCGTAGGAGTTGGTTTCATCCGGGTTCAAGGTCGTATCCACAGGGATCACAGCCACGCAGCCCTCGTCCATCATGGACATATACACATCTTGGCTGAACGCCCGGCCCGTTTGGTCCAGATTGGCCTCCAAGGTCAGGCAGGTATTCAGCCCTGTGTCCATCTCGGAGAGAAAGCGGCCGTCTTCATCCAGACGAACATGCCGCAGAACGCAGGCCGCCGCGTCCATGGCGATGCGGTTATAGACTGATGTGACGATGGAACGCTCATTTCCCCGGCTGAAACGAGGCCTGTCCGGCCGATAAGAATAGCTCGGCCCAATCAGCCTGTATCCCCCATAGGGGTCGCGGTTGAAGAACGCGTTCCAAGCATGTTTCAGCCGGGAACCGAATGCAATCTCCATCCAGACGCTCGCCTCCTTCCTGTTTTTGGGTATAAAAAGTCCGCAGACTTCAGATGAAATCTACGGTTGCTGCGTTTATTCAAATGCCTCACGGTTTGCCTTATAGGCAATGTATGCGTCCATCATGGCCGCAACGGCGTCGATCTTCTGCTCATACCGTTTCTTCAGCAGTTTCCGGTTGCCATTGGTGTCCTCCAGCGTGATGCAGTTTCCCATGGCATAGGTCATCAGTTCCTCGTCAAATAGAAGCATCCGGTCTTCGGACATCTTCTTCAGCTCGCCCAAAGGAACGGACTCCGTCTTGGAACCTTGAATGACCTTTTCAATGCCGAAGGGGCCGTTTTCATTGGCCCACCGCTCAATAAACTGCTGCGCATTATACGGGTCGTAGCCCACGCATCGCACATCATAGCCTTTGTCGGTAATGTGGTTGTCCAGATCTTCATAAACCAGTGTCAGATCCAGTACCGTTCCTTCCAGAACAATCAGGCTTCCTTCCTCCATGAACTGATCATACTTGACTCGCATGGCGGCGGGGAGCTTGTTCAATGTTCGGGAACTGATATAGTTCCGGGTTTTTACGCCAAAACTTCCATCCCGCAGTGGAAATAAAAAGGTGAAGGAACAGAAGTCGTCTCCTTGTGACAGGTCGATGCCCATAGCGCATGGCATGTTCCAGAACACCCGTTTCCGGTGGGGAAGGGTTTCCTCATAGGTAAAGTAATAGGTGTAGCCCTCCATCGGAAGACCGAAACGCTTCGCCAAAATATCGTTTCGTGCTGCTGGGGCGTTTTCTGCCCGTTCCACATCCAGCTGATAGGTCTCATAGGTAACGGTCTTTCCCAAGTTCGGATTGGCCTTCATCCACATTTCCGGATAGCCAACCTCGTCAACTGAGTCCAATTTGTACCACCAGATGGACACATGAGGATTGAAGTAATCCCCCTTGAGGATGTTCATAAGCTCCATTTTGATGGTGTCGCCCGCTCCGTTTCGGACGGTGCCCTCGGAACTGGTGGCGATAATGAGGTAGTCGTCCACCTTTGATGCGCCCTGCTCGATGGCACCGATGACATCCTCTCGAATGTCGCCGGAGAGCCACTCGTCTACAGTGGCGATCTTGCATCGCAGACCCTGAAGCTTGTTAATGGACATGGGCCGAATCTCGATAAGGGAGCCTGTGAGAAAGTTCTCGATGCCTTTCTTGGTGGAGGCCAGTTTGACCCGTCCCGCCCTCGAACCGGTGGTATTTTGGAGGGAGCCTTCTGTCAGAAACTTGAATAGCGGCCCCCGCGCTCTGGTGATGGCAGTTCGGATGGGCGATACAACCTCCTCGGCCAGTTTCATGGTCGGCGCGGTGGTGATCTGATGGGTAGTAGTGGCGTCCACATTCTCAAAGAAGGACTGGATGCAGGCGTCATATATCGACTTGGCGGCGCCGCGCCCGACAATCAAATACTGCTTGTTGATCAGGCGCTTTTTAATCATCTTCTTGACATATCGGCCGCCATGGCCGTCCTTGTTGGGCCGGTAGACTGTTCGCTCTACAAAGTAGTACCAGCCGAACACCTGCTCTCCCCAGAGTTTGAAGCTGTCTAATAAATGAAGATCGGAGCCGTCTGTTAAGGTCAGCTCCGACTCGCAGTATTTGATCCAGCCCTCTACCGCCTGGTCGTCGTAGTAGATACCCGGATTGGCGATTAGGTCATCAATCCGGTTCATCTCCATGGAGACTTCCTTGCACACCGGGATTTCGCCCCGAATCACGGCATCACGAAACATGCCGTAGTATTTGGGAACGGCAGTGTTTGATAATGCCATAGCGTTTCTCTCCTTACTTCTTGCGGGCGAGACCCTCTATGATTTTCTTAATCTTGTCCGCATTGTTATAGAGAGTAATCGCAGTCGTGGTGGCCGTTGCCGCGGCGGTGGCTGCCTTCATGCTCTTGGATACAAAGGCCTTGCCTCTGCTTACATCGCTCCCGGACAGCTTGCTGTACTGCTGCTCCATTTGAAGGCGGTTCAGCCGGCTACGTAGTTCAGCATCGCTCATGGTCTTTACGCTTTTGCTGCTGTGAGCCTTCTTGTAATCGTCATGTTCCTGCTCGCCTTTTCCGGCATAGCGTTTCTTTCCTTTTGCGGTATAGGAGCCGTCTTTGTTCTGGAATCTCCGGACGCCCCATCGCATCCCTTTAATCCCATAGTGGTAGAGTTCATTGCGTTCCATTTTGAAGGTCCTCCTCTCCTGATTGATTGCTCTGCTGGTCGGCCTCCACATAGAGCCTCCACTCAAGCTCTTTGATCTGCTGATTGATGGCGTCAATGGCGGCGGAACTAAGCGGCGGATCGAAGATGAGTTTGACCTTCAGGTGCATATAGGTGCGCACAAAAGAAAAAGCCGCCGGATTTCCGCCAAGAAAGTCCTTCCACTCTTGGTCTTCATCCGTGATGGCGAAGCCTTCGGCAGGACCGACTCCCATCTGCCGTAAGATGGAAAACACGGAGTTGATGTGCATAATCAGGTCGGGATCGAAATGGGTATAACTTTCTTCGATGCCCAGCAGCTTCTTGATGGAGGTCAGGATGCTCTCAGTCATGTCCATGCGGCATCCTCCTTACGGCAGAAAGCGGTTTCACTGCTGCACAGGGTCTGCGACTTTTGGAATCGTTTTGCATAATGTTGTTCCTCCTTCTTCTGTGATAGAATTCAATTCCCGCGTCGCTTCCTCTATGGTGTCTGCGGAGAACTGAAACTGACCATGGGAAAAGATTTCCACATGGCCGCGCACCCATCGAAACTCATACACGAAACGCCCCTCCTTATCGCCGCCACGGACAGGTGTCGCCTCTGCTTCTCGCAATAGGCGTTAGCATCAGCAATGTTTCGTCTCCGTAATGGATTGCTTGGTGAGTGCTGTGAATTGTTGTAATCAGGAACTCCGGGTCGAGAAGGAGGTCACTCCGCTCTCGGATATCCTTTGCTGTAATGGGGTTCATGTGGTGAATCAGCACCCGGCCATGAATTTCCCGCCCCTCGATGCCGAGGTCGCATCCGTTATCCCGAATAATGACTTGGTTACGGGCCTCTTTCCATTCCGGAGAACGGTAGAACAGCTGGTTCAGATAACGGTCAAATCCAAAAGTTTCCTCGCCCACCGCTCCTGAAAGCCGGAGATACCGATATCGTTCCTCAAAAGTTTCGAGCTGGATGAGTTCAGAATAGGTTCTAATCCTCGTCATCATCCGCTTCACTTTCCCCTCTGTACTCCCGCATAGCGGCCATAGCGTCAAGATAAACCTTTTCCATATCCTTCTGGGACTTGATTGACTCGGCCTTCGCTTCCGCCAGATCTACCTGTTTGGACAGAAGTTCTTTCTCAATCTGCGCTTTGGTAGAGCCAAGCTTCAAAAAATGTGTAATGACCTGAGAAGAGGCGGTTCCTTCAATCAACTGTTTTTCCGCCAGATCCACCGCCAGCGAGATCATTTGGTTTTCTCGTGCTTCCGGCGAGAGTGCCGGTCGAATTTTTCTTCCAGAAGAACTGGTTATCCTTGCTTTAGGCAAAGAAATCGCCTCCTCTCTCCGAGTATTTCCATAGATTTGATAGGGTTTGAGCAGCATTTGAAAGAACTCACAAAGTCAGCCCGATCATAGTAAGGCCGAAAGGAGAAAGACATCTTAAAAAAAGATGGAGGAAAAGAGCCCACAAAGCCGAAACTGACCTTGTGAGCTCCTGCAAATGCTGCTCCGCACCCAAAAACATTTTTCAAAAATATCCGCCGGGGCTTTTTCGAGGACCGCCGCGATGCAGGAGGGGGTATCATTTTTCAGACCCCCCCCCTTATGTTTAACGGGGACGCCAAAAATCGCGGGCAGTCCATAGTGGATCACCATCAATCAGAAACAATTTAGCTAACTTTTTCTGTTTCTGACTGCTTGACCTTCTTATAGATGCCGAGAACATCGTATTTAATGATGTCGTTAATAGCTCGCTCAATTTCTTGGTCATTTTCTTCTTCCGAAAGCCGATCAGAAGTGCGAGCAATTCGAGCTAAGTAGGCGCAAGAATGATAACCTTTTCCTTCATCAAAGTGATACCAAGCCTCGTACTGGGTAAAAGGGTCGTATGGGTTGTCATGAGTTGTCAACATACACTTTGCCATCTGCTCTCACTCCTTTCATTCATTCAAATACTTCGACACAACAGAAGTAGAAATGCCCAAAGCCTGAGCAATCTCAGCATTTGTGTTGCCGGAATTGGCCATTGCTTTAATCCTGTTGATACGAGCAGTCGACAGTTGCGTACTGGTTCTTGGCGTTGCTCTTTCTCTGACGGTGTCAGGATCTGCGTAACGGAGAATCTGGGTTAAAAACGTATCCGAAACTGCTCCAGCTTGAATAGCTTCCCATTCACCATCTGTAATAGTGATACGAGCCCGCTTTCCGCTTGCTCCAGTCATTGTTCTGGCATCGCTGATTGCAGCTCTCCGAATTTTGGAAATCTCATCCTTGTCAGTGATGTTGTTATCCTGAACTTTGGCCTTTACCTTAGAGTTTGCGATACGCTGAGCCTCTCTTTCACGAGGCGCGTTCATGGTCGCCACTCTAAGTGCAGACATCAAGCGGTCTACTTCAGGCTGATAAGCGGCCTTAGCACTACTGGAATACTTGAGCGTGCCTGTTCTTGTGTACTCTTTCCGGGCCTCGTTTGCCAGGGCCTTCATTTTATTGGCATAGTCGGCGTAGGCCTCTTCCTGGAGGGTGCCGGAGGACAGCTTATGGGCATCATCGGTTACTTCCAGAAGCTTAGCCTTGGTGGTGGCCCTTACCTCTTTGCCCGTCTTTGGGTCGATGTAAGTACGGCCAGACTCCTTATAAATCACCTTGCCGGTGTCCTTGTCAATGCGACCACTCCCTTGGCGTTCCGGCACACGGACATCCTGTTTGCGCCTGGACAGAAGGGTGGATGCTCCACCTACCTCCCGGCCATCCTCATCCACATAGCCCTGGTACGCCTTTCGCAGCTCCGCAATACCGTTGTCCTTTTCAGACTGCTTATAGTCCAGTTTGTGCTTAGCGGCATCGATAACCACCATGCTGTGCTTGACTGCACGAACCAGTTCGCTCTCCTTGGCCCCTCTCAGGGTCATATCGGTGATAAGGTTGGAGATTTTGCCCATCTCAAGCTGGGTGGCCTCTTTTGACAGAAGCCGGACTCCAGTACGCCCCTCAGTGGAATACTGAGTTTTGGGGTCGAAGTCCTTCAGGCCATCCAGGGCCCTGGTTGACTTGATGTTTACCTTGCTACCTGTTGGTATGACGACAACCTGGTCTCCATCAAAGTCTGCGCCAGACAGGCGCTCCGCGACCTTTGGATTGATACCGATGGCATCCCGAATATTTCGGCCTAAAATGGAGATTGCCGACTGGTTTTTATTGTTGACGGTAAGAACAGGAATCTCAAATGTACCAGCATGGGGGTATCGAACAAGAGCCACCTTTTCCCCATCCCGGTAATTGGGGGCAAATACCTCTGTTTCTTTCAACGCTGTGATAGGAAGGATAACTTGGGTACTCTGCCGTGGAAGCGCCGCCGCCTTCAGATGAACTGCGGCAGAATCACACTCATCAGCAAAGTCAAGAAGCATCTTTCGCTTAACCGTGGGGTTTGTCAGAGAACAGATCTCATCAAACTCATCAGCGGCATCAGCATAAGTAAGATCGAGCTGCTTTTTGATAAGTTTCATTGGCTGTTTGGAAAGGAACTGAGAAGACAGGTTCCTGCTCATCTTATCCCAGTCGCCCTCTTCTTTCAGCTTGTTGATGGCGGAAAGAGATTTCTTCTCTCCGGTGACAGGGTCGATGTACTTACCATTGGGGTCTGGATAATAGCTCTGTCCATTAGCCTTGATGAACGCTCCGAAAGGGTTATCCGGATCATCACTGATCTTCTTCATGACATCCATCTTGGGCGTGCCGGACTGCTTGTTTGTGTTGAACACAATGTCTACGCCATCCGGCATATCATCAGAATACATGGCCATTCCCTTGAGATAATGGGTTCCATCTACCAGAATGCGAACCTGGGCATAATGAGAGTCCCCAAGGTCAAGATCGGCCACGCCGCGGCGGAGCTCAATCACGCCGTCTTTGTTTTTTCCGCCCTCATCACCATAGAGGATTTTAACCCGGTCTGAACTGATGCTTGTAGGGTATTCCCGCTTGTCCCAGGACTCACCGCCGTCAGAGGAATGGTATTCTCCGACAGACTTGACCAAACTCAGGTTCTGGTACGCGTCTCTCTGAGTGATGTCCGGATTTGAAATAACCGGGGTAATCGTCCGCTTAGAGGGGTCATTCACTTGAGGAACGCCGACGCCGTAACGGTTATAGCCCTCGGTTTCCAAAATGAACAGGGCCTCCTGAAGAACCCCAGAAGACACGCCAAGCTGCTGTTCCACACCGACACCAACATCAAGAGCGCCTTTTTCTGCAAGTTCTTTTTTCAGAATTTCCGCAGTTTCCTGGGCCTTGTTCTTGTTCTTCGCCGTATTCTCATTCAGAAGAGCACGAACAGAAGAATCGTTCTCAAAGCCCAAAGCAGATGCGATTTCATCCAAGGTTTTTCCATCATCCCGCATAGAGCGAGCCCGGTCAGCCAGCAAAGCTCTCCGTTCATGCTTGGCGACACGAACTTGCATCCGAAGTTCAGTCGTTGTCAGACCAACTTCGCTGGCAATTTCTTTCTCGGATTTTCCAAGGCTTTGAAGTTCTTCAACCCGGGCCAGAAAATCGCCGCTGCGCTGATAGGGGTTTTCACCAGAACCCCACGGATAGCGGCCAGAGCGCCGCTTGACGCCGTAGTGCATCAGAATATTTTCCTCAATGGGGTTCACGGATCATCCCTCCTGTTCCTTAATTTTTTTGATGACCTTATCAGCGGTGATAATCTTGTCCATGATGGGGACAATGATTTCTACTGAAGGTTGGTCATACAAAATTTGGTCGTGTTGATAAATGCGGCATTCAATTTCAATGTCAGCTGGCTTGATATGATACTCCAAGCAGAAAAGAGCAACATAAATATAAAGCTGCTCCATGTGAGCCTGAATTTCACCAGTCTTCAAATCGTGAACCCGCAGAAAATTGTTGCGGAAACCAATGGCATCCGCCGTTCCAAAGCAGTTCTCCGAATAATAGAGGATCTGCTCTGGGAGCATTTTGTAGCCAATGGCGTCATTGACATACATATTCAGCGTTTTCTGGGATTTCGGCAATTTCTGGCCCAGCCGAATGCAGCGGGCCGCGAAGTCATGGAGTTCGGTGCCTCTCACAGTCGCCAGAAAGCGAAGATAGGAGTCGGCGACCTTGTCCTCACTGTAATTGATCCAGTGGTATTTGCTTGCGCCAAGAAACGCGTGCTGTCCTTCAAGGTTCGAGTGCTTGTTGAAGATCATGCAACACTTCCTCCTTGTTCTCGGGAGATATAAATCGGGAAAAAGACATATCGTTCATTTTTCCAACATAGTAATCCTGGTTCGGCTGCCTCTTGGCCCGCGCAAACTGCTTGCATTCTAAGGAGGCCCACTTCCTGCCATGAAGAATCAGCAGGTCGGGAATGCCCTGGCGCTGGTCCATCTTAAATACCATGCACCCGGGGAACATCGTCTTGAGCGTTGCAATCAGACGATCCTGAAACCCGCTCTCCAGCTTGGAGCTTCTGGCCATCGTTGAGGCCTCCTTTCGGCAAAAATAAAGAGGAGAGGCGTAGAATGTTGCAAAATGCAAAGCACATTCTATTCCTCTCCATAAAAGAGTCTGTTTTTTTCGCGGAAACAAAAAGAGCATAAAAAAAAGCCGAGACACCCGTAGGCATCCCGGCTAAACCAGAAATATCAAATTGGTATTGGTCAACTGTTATTCCGCAGATAGCGGATTAGTATCCACAAAAGCCAAAGTCCACTGGTGCAGAGAGTAAGGATCACATCAAGAAGGATGCCGCCCGCTCCACGCTTATTGGTTCCGTTTCTGCTCATGGCTATTTTATCCTTTCGTGCTATGAGGCCGGGAGATACACCTGTCCGTCATGTCCAATGTAATAATCTTTCCTCTGCTCAGGCGCTCGGAGAGCGTCACGGAGATAGGTCTGCATGGACGACGGTTCGGTGGCGCTGAGGGCCTCTACAATTTCTTCGACCTGCTTTTCATAAACGGTCTTATCAATCTTTTTGAACGGGTTTCCCTTGGTTACAGCGATAGCCTGCTGCAACGCGCTGAAACTACTGAGCATACGCTTATCGCACTTATTGATGTAGGTGGAAACATCAGTTTCGATATAACGAATGAAATCGGGGTCATAATTTTGAGAATAGTATGTTTCCAAAAGACTGCTCATGGTATAGAGCTGCATGGACAACTCCAGACACTCTTTCACTTGAACGGCCTTGCTTGTGGTCACAGCGATGTCGGCATTTTCTTTTGCGGTGGCCGTGGCGCTTAAATCAGCCAGATAAAACTCGATGTCTTTCATGGCTACTTTTCTGGCGCTCTGCAAACTGGCAATGGCGGCCAGCCGCTGCTGATCATGTTCCATGATGGAACCGTAGTTCTGGTAGGCATAGCGGACAAAACAGATTTCGGCCATCAACTCGGCCCGCTTATCGCCGTAAAGAAATTCCAGAATCTTATCCAAGCTCAGCTTCATCATGGTTAGTTTGCTATTGATCTCGGATAAAAAGTATTGGCCGGAGGCAATAGACATTGCCGTGAATGCGCCCAGAAGGACTGCCTGCATCTGCATGGGATGGAGCGATGCTGTTCCGCCAAACCGACCGTTCTCCTGAAACACGCTTCCGTATCCGCCCTGCTTCAGTTTTACCAGTTCATGCTGGAGCCCGTCCGGGAAGGATATGCGATACGCTTGCGCCATTTCGCTTACAGCGATCAGCGCTGGGACTTCGCCGAGCAAAGCATTGACCTGCATTTTCTGTCCCTGGGTCATTTCCAGTTTGATGAACTTTTCATCAGCAAGGTCTATGCCTTTGCTACATGGTTTCAGTTCCACGTCTGTTCCATAGGCCAGTTGTTCATCCACAACAATCCCTCCAATCATCCCGAAATATAAAAAGAGTGCGTCCCAATGAAGAGACGCACCCTTGCAATAAGTGTATCTCCCATTGTTGCCACACAATCTCTTCCCCGGTGATGGGTATAAGTAAAGAGAGAAAACACTCGTTGCCAAGTTATTTTCCCATCACCAGAAGAGAATATATGATTGTGTGGCGAATTCAGTATAGCACACCCCAGGAAAAATTGGAAGAGAGATTTGTTCGGACATCGTTTTAATACATTTTTCATGCTCTGCCCAAAAACCCACTTTTTTCGTCAGTTATATATAATTTGATACTATTTTTTTCGCGTTTACTTAAAGAAAAAAGTGGGAAAGTGGGCAGAGAACCCGCAAGGCCTTGTGCCGCAACGGTTTCCGCCTGCCCACTTTTGAAATAAAACCGGGCAAAAACCCACTTTTTTCGGGCTTTTCGTCCGTACACAGTCTTACCAGACGCCCCAAATTGCCCACAGTTTCAACAAAAAGTGGGCAGAAGCCCGTTTTTGCCTCTGAAAAGTGGGCTGAATTTTAGACATGAGAGCGGCTCGAATTCTAACTTAGATTAGACAGAACCGGGCCAAACTCACGTCGTTTTGCTCACCGCCAAACCCGTCCAGTGCGTTTGTCCACAAGGACGATGCGGCCCTCGATTTCAAAGTTCGCCAGCTCGCAAATATCAAAGATGGCATAGAGCAGCTTATGGAACCTCTCTTCCTCCGCCTCGATATTCTTCAGCGCCTGATAGGCTGTGGGGTCGGAATAGCCTTCCGCGTTTTTTCGGTCTGTGTTCGCCACATCGGTCACCTCTCCTCTTCGTTGTGCCAGGCCTCAATATCCACGCCGACTTTTTTCAGCATCTGAGTGCAGAGCCAGATGTCGTCCCCGTTCTCCAGCTCATACCGCGCAACCAGATTGTTAATATGAAGCCGGTAAGCGTCATAAAACGCGCGTAACCGTTTGGCGCCAAATCCGAATTGTTCATGCAGCACCCACAGAATAGTCGCGTCGATCTCGGCAAGGTGCTTCCTGTCATACTCGGCCAGTTCGCGCTGGATCTCCATGTCCATCGCTTTTTTCTCCGCCGCTGTGAGCACTGCTCCATAAACCTTGCCGCCGGCTTTTTTCAGGTACATCAGACATACTTCAGGATGCAGGGTGCAGAACCCTTGCGCTGTTTCTTCGGCCCGTGGAAGTTTTCAGGAATGGGCTTCCCGGTTTTCAGATTGATGGGCCGCAGGCCAAGTACCCGCCGCCACTGGTTGTTGTGCATACGCTTATTCACCCAAGAATATCCCTTACGGGTCATCTCGGCTTTCGCCATGCTTCTGAGCAGTTTACGCATTGTCGTTTCCTCCTATCAATTTTTTGCCGATGTTGTTGAACACCTCAGTCAAAGCAGCCATAGATGGCGTGGAGAAATCGGGCATAGGCGGCTCCGGCATGAAGGGCGCAAGGATCTTTTTTACCGCGCTGGTGGAGCCGAACACCTTCTTCGTCACAGCAGCACAGAAACCGGCATAAGGATCGAATTCATCGCCCTCTCCACAGGAGGCGATGGTCTTAGAGCCATCTGCCCAGATCACGATGGTTTTGGGGCCGTTGAAGATGACCTTTTTCACATTCAAAGTCTCGCCCACGATGATATTCGGATTCGCCCTCATCCGCCATGTGCCTCCATCCATATCGTGTTTGGGCCGAATGATGCTCAGTTGCTCCTCGGGGAACCAGAAAACGCCCTCTTTGCTCTCGGGATTTCGGACCCCGTCCAAATACACGCCGATTTTATTTGTCTCTCGGTGCCATTTGCAGACAGTACCGGTATGGCCGGCAAAACGGCCGCCATAGGAAGTTCCGGGAAGAACCGCAACTTTCGTTCCAAAGCTGATCATCTTACCGCACCTCCTTCTTCTCAGTCCGCCGGCGCAGAAGCTCATCCAGCAGCTCCGTGTCAGTATAGTCGCAAAGAGCCTTCTCCCCATTCTCTGCTTCCACAGAGACCAAGAGGGAAGATTTCAGAGCCAAAGCGGGACGAGCGCAGAGGCTCGCATAATACGCGCTGCCGCTGTCGACGCCCCCACCAGTGGACACGCGATACGCGCCGCTGTCGTCGCTGGAGCCCGAGGAGCGCGTACACCAAGGCGTAGCCGTCCAGAAAGGCTTGTCCGTCAGCGGGATGAAGCGCCGATACTTGCGGTACTCATCCACCGTCAGTATTCTTCCGTAGACATTGGGCATTCCATAGTCGGTCATGCCGTCCATGCTGGTCAGGTCAATGGGAAGCGCCAGAGCCGCTTCAGAGAGGATCTTGTGCCTATGCAGCCACTCATCCACTACCCGTTTTACATTGCTGCCGATGAAGTTGTTGTGATCGCGGTCATCATCGGCGTCCTCGCTCTCAAATGCACAGTAGTCGGGCAGAGTGCCGACCAACAGCACAAAAACCCCGCCGGCAACCTCTCCCAGCTTGACGAACTCCTCTCCATCAACGATAAAGCGCTCGCCGTTGCGCACCTTGCAAATTTCCATTGTTTTAGTCATAACTGTCTTTCTCCTTTCAAAAATATCAATCTTTGTTATGCTTCCGAAGAAGCCTCTGATAAAGCTCCTCGGCCTCTTTCCCCTGAAACTGATTGATGATCTGAACCGTACCCCCGAGTTCTTTCCGGCCGACGATCAGCACTGCGATGTCACCGTGGCCGTGATCAAAACCTGCCAAAATTGTGTCGGACTTTTTCACAGAACCCACCTCATAAAATCGAAAAACAGTTTAACAAGAAACAGAAGGCCGAGAATGGCCAGAACCCAGACGAAATTGAACAGGAAATGTAAAATATCATCCCAACCGTGTTTCATTTCTTATCCACCCGCTTTGCCTTGCGCTCCTCGTACTCGTCCTTCTCAATAGGAACGAAGCTGTTGCCGCTTTCCTTGAAGTAGCGGTTGAGTTCCACCTTTTTGCCGTCCGGAGTCTCGATCCACAGCAGTGCCATGGTGTCATAGTCGCCATTCTTGGGGTCAACCAGAAACTCCTCGCGGAAAACCCGGAATTTCTTTCCGGCCGGGAGATAGGGCATGGTAATGGGGAAGATCTTGTCCACGAGCCGGGCAATAAACCCGTTCGTAAAAGCGACATCGGGGGAGTCGATATTGATGCCGCAGACCCGGTTCACATCCGAGTAGGTGACAGTGCCGTCCGGAGAAATCTCCTTGAACAGAGACGACATACGCTTGCACTGGTACTTCTGATAGCCCTCTTCCCAGTTGCAGTCGCCGGTGATATCATTCCAAATATCCGGTGTATCCTCAATGGGCGTCAGACACTTGCCGTCTACCAGACGGTTGAGGATACTTTTGGTAATCTGGATGCTGAATCCGCTGTGACCGTCCCGACAGAGGCTCTGATAAGCCCTGAGGGCGCTCTCGTAGCAGGCCACGCCGTAGTCCCACTCGCCGCTGTCCTCCGAATCCTCCTTCTCCTTTTCGCAGGCCAGTTCCACTTCCTTGGCCGCCCAAGAGGATATGCCGCCCTCTGAACCATCGGACAAAGTCAGCAGCCGCTCCACATCCGCATCCGTGTGCCCATCCCACTGGGGCGCGGTGGGGACCTCCTTGCAGTGGAACAGGTCCCAGTCCTTTTCCTCATAGTGATAGGTGTACTGGCCCTTGGGCGTCTCGATGCCGACGATGAACCAGCCCCAGCCGAAGGGAACCTCGCCGTCGAAGTGCTTGCGGGACTTCCAGGCCAGCGTTGGGAAGGTGTTCACCAGGGCCGCGAAGAGGATGAGCCGCTGACGGTAGAGGGAGTTGAAGGTGTGATACCCGTCCGAAAACTCGCCGATGTCCTGTTCCGACATCAGCACCGCCCGGTCATCCCAATACTCATTGGCAAAGACCTTCCGGCAGTCTCCGCCAAAGGCCTCGACGACCTCGGGCAGGTTCTCATTGACCGCGTCCAGATGAATGTCCTGTTCTTTGCAGAATGCCACCGCATCCTCCAGGGGCTTGCCCACGCGATTGGTCCAGAGGATGACCTTGGCGCCCTCAGCCTGCTCTGCCTTGAGCTTGTTGATGTTCTTCTCGATGGAAGCGCCCACCTCCGGCCATTTGTTGACCACGAGGCAGCCGTCGAAGTCCACCGCGATGATTTTATGAGCCGTCTTAGTCATAATTACCTTTCTCCTTTTTCAAAAAATATCAGTCTTTGATAATGAGCTCGCTGAGCGGGATTGTCGCCAGCGCACCGTTCGGTCGCTTGATGACCGCCTTGTTTGCGAAGAGCCCGACGCCGAGCTGTAAAATATCGACCTCTTCGGCGCGTTCTTTCATCAGCTTAAGGCACTCGGCACAGGCCTCCGGAGGAGCCCACCCCAACTCTATACAGGTGTTGCAATCAGGGCGGCTTTGATAAATCGCTTTCATAAACTTGCTCCTTATGACATCCCGATAGAAACTGCGAGTAAAAGAATACCCCAGAACAAAACGCCGGCGGTATTGCGTTCTCTATACGCTTTTAACATCTGTGCCGAATCTATAAGGAGAGCCACCAAGCCAATGATAAGTCGGAACATCAATCCTTCACCCCCAGTTTCATCTTGGCCTGCTTGAGGGTGAGACCGATAAAGTTCTCCGGTCGAATGGACACGGGGACTTTAGAACGGGAAACGGCTTCCCCATAACACAGAACCCCTTGGGTCCCATCGTCATAGAGAAGCCGCAGCTTATCGCCCAGCACATCCTGCCGGACCATCCGTATTCTCTTTTGCGCCATATTAGCCCTCCGTTAATTGACGGGGGCGGTCGGTCCTCACATAATGCCGGCAGCACAGCTCAACCGGCTCGATGTACTTGATGTCCCGAATGCGGATCATGGACATGGCTCCGTCATCCCTCCGCTCACGATGAAGGACGGCCTCGTCGATAGCCTTCTGAGCCGCAAGGAACTCCTCCTTCAAAGAGCAGACCTCCCGATGGGAGCAGCGTGTGCATTGGGTTTCTTTAACGCCGTAATCGCTCATATGTATCCTCCTGATAAAAGTAAAAAAGAGAAGAGCCCGCGTTTCCGCAAGCCCCTCCCTTTGGCTGAGGTTAGAATTTCAGCTTTTCGTTGATTTTCGCGATTTGTTTTTCCACCTTTTTCTGAATTTCGGTGTTCCCGGCCTCGACCGCCAGATCAAGGACTTCCTGCCAGTCTTCCAACTGGTCAAGAAGCATACCCTTATACTGGTTGTCCGTCATGCCCATAGGATCGTCACCACCATTCAGAAGGTGAGACTCGTTGCGTTCAGCCATAAGCTTAACAACCTCCTTCCATAATAGGAGCTGTAACTTTTGCGCATAGTCGATGCGACTTGTTTTGTTCATCATACCATGCATAGTCGGAGCGTGTCAAATAGCTTATGTTTTGACCATGCCTAAGCCGAGTTTCAAGCGATAGTCGTTGTAAGAGATTTTGCCTTGCTCATAAGCCACCCGCAGCGTTTCCTCATCGGGCCAGGGGAATACGCTGATGGACATTCCGCCATCCGGCGAAATATAAATGGACACCGACCGGTCGCCCTTTGCCATTGCGTCATCCACAATGGTATGGACTTCCTGCCAAGAAGTGATAAATTTACTGTTTTCCATAACTACCATTCCTCATTTTTAGTGAATTTTTTCTTAAGCATTTCTGAGGTATCAGGGCCAATAACCTGATGGCTAATTGATATGTCCCGAGTAGTTGGCCCCGTAATCAGCTCGCTATACGGAAGCCCCTCGATCCAGTCACAGAAGGTATGCCACTCGTCCAGCTTGTGGTTGCGCCGGCTTTTGTAGATGTTGGCCAGAACTTCATAATTGAGCATGACCGTCCGCCGCTGGTTGTAAGAGGTAGGAAGAAGCTGGATCATCTGCCACCAAACTTCTTTTCTCCATTCCGGGTATCTCTTGATTCGCTCATCAAAATATCCTTCACGGCAAGAATTTAGATCTTCGATGGTCCGTTTAAGAGAATTAAGACTCGCGACAATCAAGTGCTCATGAGAGAAATCCTCCAGCGTGAACTCCTTCTCCGCGATCTTGTGCATGGTGGAGCAGGAATTGGCCACTGTGCCCACCTTATAGGTATCGAACTCCTTCCACCAGTACAGCGGGCCGATCAAATCCACATAGACTACAAGCATCCGCATGAATTTCCGGTGGTCGGTGCCAGCATTGCATAGCCGGGTCATCAGGTCGAGGTCGTTGGAACCAAGGCAAGCAAACGACTTTTTAATATCATGTGGCCAGCGTTCGCACTCGCATACAGATACCTCGCTATCACTTTTTGCCCAAGAGTTCATCGGATTGCGCATACCGCGAATAGCGTGCTCCCAGCCCAGAACCTCGGTGTTTTCAATTTTCAGCATCAGATTTTTCTCCTTTCATGCAGCCGATGGGGAATACAAAACACGAACAATTCCAGCAATTTGTATCATTGTCGTCATCCATGGTGCATTCGGCAGAATAATCGACGGTATAGCCAAATGTATGCCCATAGCAAAGCAATTTCCCCAAAATATAGTTTTCATCCGTTTGATGATCAAAGCAAATATCTTCGAGAGTAGCGAAACCCTGAAGATCACAGTTTTCGATTGCTATATATTTAGCACCGTCCAATTCCCATAGATGATTGATGTCGTCTTCGTCCAACTTACTTTGAAGAGCGTCTTTATCGACATTTGAAATATCGAAAGCGATTGGCTTATAGTTGAAATCGAGAAAATTTTCAATTTTAATCATTCATCTTTCCTTTCCAATTCTGCGGATATACAGAAGCATGAGCGTTTTCGCGTCTAAGACTACTGACTTTCTGCCCAAACAGAGTTTTCTTCCATTCCCGATTTACTTTTTCAATCGCATCTACCTCGTGAATTATGAAACGATGGACCAGAAACGCAGCAATCTCATTACGAGTGCTTTTGGGAGTGTCGGGAATCTTGGATTCGAGATATTCATTTACTTGTTTCAGAAGTTCTTCCATCGTAATCCTCCACATGCCTTGCCATCTCACTGAGAATAGCATTCTGTTCATCGCAAAATTTGATTTTCACAGGATCAACCCGCCGGACGCCGTCCTTAAACTCGACAATGCCGTAGACTTGCCCAATCTGGCCTCCTGGATGACCGCCGCGCAGATGGCTTGCGTCCACTACATTGGACCACTGTTCCCAAATATGAAACTGACCCAACTCGTCACCAACCTGACAGAGCCGGGTCTTCCATCCAATTTCACAATTTAATCCGGTCATTACTTTCTCCTTTCAAATATTAAGCTGCTTTCGGCATTGGTTTCGTAGCCCAGCCCACGAATTTACCCTCATTGAAGTTCTTCTTTTCCTTGAGCGCCTTGCTGATGGCCAGGTCGATGCCGGAAAAGCTCTTGAGATGGTAGTAGTAGAGGTCAGTGTAGGGCGTAGTCAAGCGGTCGATGCGTCCGGCTGCTTGCACCATGACCTTGTAGGAATAGTTCTGCGAATAGAACACAATCGTGTCCGTAGTGATGCAGTTCCAGCCCTCACATCCGGCGGTGTACTGGACCAGATAGACCCACTTGTCTCCGTCCGGAATTGGTTGATGCTTGTGGCCGTTCCACTCCGCGATCTCGAACCCTTCTCCATAGTAGAGGGATTTGAGAATATCCAGCTCGTAGTCAAAGTTGTAGAACACGATGACCTTCAGATGGTCTTCCACCAATTCCAATAATGCCACGCTCCGAGCATCATCCGAATTAACGATCCGCCGCAAGGAGTAGCAGAGTTCCCCGGCCGTTTCGATAGGCCGCTCTTCCCACGGGTTCCAGCGGCTTCGCATAAGGGCCTTGTACGCCGAAATGTTGTAGGGAACGGCTATATCCTCATGGTGGGAAACAGTTTGCCGCTCAAAGTCCATCGTGACCAATATGCGGTCACGAAGTCGGATCAACCTGCCTGTATTCAGATAGCGGTCAATTTTGGGATACTTGGCCCGCCAGTCATATACCACATGCTGATCGATGAAGTCCGTTTTATTCCGGTAGAAACCATTGGCAATAAAGACCGGGATATAATCTTGCCAAGTATCGCCTGGTGTAGCGGAGAGCAAGATCCATTGGTTGGCCTTAGCAATCTTTAAGAACGCTTTTGTCCAAGCGCCATAGCCCACTACCCGTTGCTCATCAAATATAAAGAAGGCATCCGTCACATCCTTATACTTGCCGATGTTGTTCCAGGAATCTACCACCACTTTGTTCTTGTAATAGTTTGACTCCTTGTGGGTGGAGAGCAGAAATGGCGCCAGTTCGCCCTGCCATTCGCAGGTATCCCGCTTTCGCGCCGTGGTGATGATATATAGGTCTTTGGGGTTCTGCATAGGGATATAATCGTCCGAACCCACTTTGCCATCCTGTTGCTCGTAATAGTAAGCGAGAGCAGTTCTGGATTTTCCGCTCCCCACACCGCCGCATAAGATACAGCCGTTTTTCATCCGTTTAACCGCATCCAGTTGATAATCACGAAGATTTATGCCTGCAATTTCGGGTCACCTTCACCTTTCATCAAAATATCAAGCCTGTGGGCAAGACGCCGGTAGTGCCACACATTGCTGAAATACATGGGTGTAAACCAGTAGTTCTCCGTGGTATCAGAAGGGCTCATCGGCTCGGTAATGGTGTTGCCGACCTTGACAAACCCAGCCATACCCAGCAAAGAGAGTTGGATGTAACACATCAGTGCCACCACTTCCTCGATCTCTTGCCCGGTAACCAGCAGATGGTTTTGATAGTTCAGGCCGGCCTTCTCCAATTTGTGACGCGCTGTATGGATCGCCGCGATTAGATTTGCCCCCGCTCCGCAACAGGGATCGTTTATGGTGATATAGCCCTGTTCCTCCACCTGTGAGACAATATCGCCAATTCCAACATCCGCCATCAACTGGCAGACATGGTACGGCGTGAAGACCTGCTTCAACTCGTCGTAACTGAGGTTGAGATCCATATACATCTTCCCAAGAAAGTCCTGTTCAGGGTCCTCTTCCAAAGCCATTACCATGTGGGCGAACAGCTCAGGAAAGAGTATCTGCTTTTGCTTTTCGTATTTATGAATGATGTCGAGATACCGCTTCTCCCGTTCTTCGTAGTGTGTCTTATCCACTGGATTGGACAGGGCACAGGCCGACATGATGATAAAGTCTTTCCAAATATCCCATGGCCGGCTCCGCTCAGAGAGAAGCTGACGGAAGGTGGAAAGAAATTCTTTCTCGTGAGTATGGGGTTTCTGCACTGTGGTGGGAGCCTTTGGAGGCCGCTCATATTTCGGCTCCACTGGTATAACAGGAGCTTTTGGCGAGCATGGTGGTTTCCACGGTTCTGATTTAAGCGGTATCTGTGGCTTTGTTTTCTGAGTTGGTTTGGAATGCTTTTTCATTTTTTTCTTCCCGGGCTTTTTCCAGAAAGGTTTCATTGTCTTTCTCCTTTCAAAATGGGAAGATGGGAAGCCGGTTCCTCCTCCAGCCTCCCATCTCCTTTTCTGCTTACTCCTCGGGGCCTTCCATCTCGGCGTACTTAGCCGCGAACTCGTCTTCCTCGATTGTGACATACATGGTCTTGAGGTAGGCTTTGATGCCGCTCTTGCCATTGACCTCCCAGGGACTGGGGTTGATGATGACATCCACATTGCGGATCTCGGCATAGTCCAGAGCGCCGACGGAGTCCTCATCCAGCCGCGTCTTTACCCGCTTGGTGATCATGTAGATGTTGGGCGGGATATTGTCAAACCGGACTGCCACCTGGATGTAGTGCCGGGGAGGCTCGTCCTCATCCCTGGGCGCCAGAACCCGGATATTCCATCCGTCCTCTGCCATGGCCTGAGCTGTCTCAGGGTCGTCGATGACCACACAGAAATTGCGCTGGCCGGCGCGGTTGTACTTGCTCTCTTTGCCGGAGAAGTTGCGAAACATAATACGGGCATTTTCGATAATGAGGGGTTCTCTGTTTTCACAGGACATAAATCATTCTCCTTCTTGTTAATAAACGATGGCATTTACCGCACATCAAAAGCGGTTTTTTCTTCTTTCCACGGCTCTCCAGGGCCAAACCAGGGAGGCCGATCTTCCGGAACATAAGGGTCCTCTGACACAAACCACTCAAAGTCGCCGAACTCGGAAATATCATGAGCGGCCGCATCTACCATTGCATCGTAATAGCTGCGGTCAATGGAATCTTGTTTGCCCAATTCCTTGACCATTTCCGACTCCAGCCAGCGATAGCCCTTGGTGCCGGTAGCAGCGTCGTACTTCTTTTCACCGGTTTTCTTGTCCACCGATTCCCGGCACAGGAGCCCTCCGCCGCATCCCGATTTTATGGGGCAAAACTGACCGACCCTACCGATGAAGATGTAGTTGTGGCCTGCTTCGATAAGTTTTGTCAACTCCTCAATCCGAGCACACTCAGTTTCCATTGGTTCGTCAAGATGCTTTGGATCGCTAATCTGTTTCCAAAGTTTATCTTTCTCGACTTCCGCAGCGGACACATCCGGCAGACTCTCGTTCATATCCAGATACAAAGCCCCGGTGACCGACTTAGTCTCACACATGTCCTCAAAGATGATCTCCTCTTTGGAGAACAATTTCTTGAACACATAGGGGATCTGGAACTGCGTGCCAGTAGCCGTCCACTCATTGGGATGTTTTTTGTTGTCGCCGGGAATATAGCCATAGAGTTCCTGGCACTTCTCGGCCGTGGCATATTTGGCGATGTAGACCGCGTTGTTCACCAGACACATCCGATCATAGGTGGCCTCATGTTCAAAGGTGTACCCATACTTCTCCCCATACTGCATCACAAAGTCGATGATCGCGGGTGTAGCATCCGGGATCTTGATAGAGTCCGTCTTGATGTGGGCAACAGTAAAGCCCCGTTTCTGCACCTCATGTTTGAGGTTGATCATAAACAGGGCTCCGCGTTTGGCGACGATATTGTCTTTGTTCCGGTTATCCCGGAAGGGATTCTCAAAGTTGGCCGAGGTCAGGCCATACACCGAGTTAATGGCAATCTTCAGAGCTTGGGCCAGAGCGTCTGCGGAACTTTCATCCGTCAGATACTTAGCCAGCGCGCCATTCAGCATCTTGCGAGCCTTTTCAAAGTCTTTGTGCTTGATGGCTACGCGGGCATCCTTGATTTCTTGGAACCGTTTGGTGTACTCCGGACCGAACAGCTCTTCCGCAATAATGCTGGAGGGATGCATGGACGCAATATCCAGCAGAGCGATGTTGCCATACATTCCGGGCTCAGCATAAACATAGCCGCCCTCGCCAACCTCTTCTCCGCGGTAGATAGACTTGCCGTTCTCAAACTTGTAACCGGGAAAGATGGGCCGCTTTTTCTTATCGAAGACGGTGTACTGGTCAAATTCCGGCGTAAAGGGGAGGTCTGCCTCGGGGTCAAAGATTTGGGTCGTGTCACCCATATCCCGGTAGTTGAACTGGTCCTGCGGCTTGCGATTTCCGCCAAATATAATTCTGGCGGTCAGGGTGTTTGTAGTGTCGTTGACTGTCAGACCGGCCACATCGGCCAAGATTTCGCGGGCCACGAAGTCGGCTTTGCGGGCATTGAACACCGCCTCGGTGGCGAGAACATCGTTGTCGCAGTATTCCGCCACCTTAAGCCACATATTCTCCGGCACAGGCTGATCCCAAGGGAGGCCGAGCTCCTGGTGATGGATACCCAGTTCGATCTCCCACTTTTTCAAAGACTGCTTTTTGGAACAGAAGTCGTAGACATCCGTGTAGGAGACATTATAGGCCTCGCCAAAGAAACAGTTGTTGCTTTTGACCTTCTTATCTGTGCTGACAATGCGCTGAGAGAGGTTATATAACTGCTCATTGGTGTAGCCCATTAACCGGGCATAGAGAATGTGATTGTCATACCGGCGGCAGTTGAAGCCGACCAGCCGAAATTTCATCAACTCCTCAATTTCCTGGGGTGTCGGATTGATCATCCGTACAACGGGCTGGTCACTCCCCTCGATCTTCCAATTCACCAAGAAGAGATTGGAAAATACCTCTACATCGTAAAATATCAGTTTCGCATCATCATTCTGGACCGCAGGGGATGGGTCAGCGGACTTAAAAGGCATCTTGTTCACCAGCTTGATGCAGTAGTCCGCGTTGTTGGTACTATTGGCCGCAAACGCCAGAACGGCGTTGCGCATGTCGGTGACATCGTAGGACAGTCCGCTTTCATAAGCGTCCGTCAGAATTTTGTGGATGAAATCGATGCTGGGCTTAGTAGCCGGATGGATCTCTTTATTGAGGTTGCGCTTGATCTGAACTCTAAGCCCTTTCTCGCTTTGCACCGCTTTGGCATTTACCATCTTGCTTTCTCCTTTCAGTGGCAAGCCCGAGCTGATTGTCGAGATGGGTAGATTGTTGCATTTGGTCAATTTTCTTCGAAGGGAGCTTTTGCCGGTGAACACTTTGACCTCAATGTGGTCATCATAGACCCGGCTTAGCCTGGATACATCGCCGGTGTAAATATAATGCAGATGGATGCCGCATCCGCTTTTGCTCACTTCTGCATAGGTGGCAGGCCATTTGCTGGCCTCTTCTAGGTTTCGCTCAAAGCACTTGTTGCCATCGTCATCCGGAATATCGAAGTCGATCACGATATGATTTTCCGGGACTTTGACATAGTGGAGCTGACTGGTGTCCAACTGGGAGAGCTTGGTGGAGACTTTTTCCCATTTCTGTGCCGGCGTTTCTTTAGAGGTAGCATATTGGGCTGGGTAGTCCGCGCACATCTGGTCAAAGATGGACTCCGCAGCGTCGAATCGAAGGAGCGTCTGCTTATGCTCCGGCTGAGAAGGAGCTTGGTCCTCAAATTTTTCCGTCCGAAAACCGCTGTAATAGCTCCGAACCCTGGAGCCGTCCTCCAAATTGAACCGCTCGCTGTAATCCCGGAAATAGTTTTTCAGTTCCTCCTTGAATGCCCGTTGACTAAGTGGGTAAGCGACCTTTGCCTCCTCGTTGTAGGTCTTATACATCTCCCAGGCCGCTTTCAGTGAAGTCCCATCCTCGCGTTTGAAGACGGGATAGGAGTCCACCACAAAGTTGTAGAAGTCGTTGGACGCTCCCAGCATGGCAATGGGAATATAATCGTCATAGCAGTTCGGGTCTTCCAGATAGACCTCCTGACAGTGGTAAGCGATGGCGCCCAGTTCAAACTCAATCTGTTTCATCAGAGTTTTGTATTCCTGGAAGCCGAGCTTGTTACCAGACGGCGACACATCAATCAACCGTCGGATCAGGCCGGACTTTGCATCCGTAATCCGCACCGGCTTGTTTGTGCCCATAAAGAGGAACGCCTTGAACCGGTTGGCATAGGTCGATTTGAACTTCTCGTTCACTGTCATCAGCTCATGGGACACCAAACTGTTGAGCCGGGTATTATCCTCGATGCGGGACAGATCGCCGTCATGCTGGATTGCTACCAGAGGGTTGCTTTTGAACGCCTCCAGCGCAAAGACGTTGCTGGAAGAACCGAGGGCCTTTGCATCAAAGACGGAATAATATCCGTCAAAGAGCTGCTGGATGATGTTGAGTACAGTGGACTTACCAGTTCCCGCTGCCCCATAGAGTACCATGAACTTTTGAAGTTTTTTGGACTCTCCGGACACGATGGCTCCAATAGACCATTCAATTTTGTGGCGTTCCTCTGGAGTATAGAGCGTGGAGATCAGCTTTTCGTAAGCAGTTATCCTGCCCTGCTCCAGAGGATAGCCGAGGCGCTTGCTGGCATAGTCTTTTTTGGTAGTTTCCGTGTTGGAGAATATCAGTTTTTCATCGAGCATGTGGAAGCAGTCTTTCATCTGCTTTTGGCAGTATTTGTGCCAAGTGTCGATTACCCCGGTCTCCGCATCCCACATGTGAAGGACCTTGATGTTGTTGTCAAAACGCTGGCGGTTTTCCTCGGCGTATCTATCCAGTTCGCGGTCTATGAGCTGAACCGCATCCTGCTCATCCGTAGACCATAAACCACGATCTTCAATCCAGATAGCGTAGAAGTCACCACCTCGAATCATCAAGTCGTTTGGTTTCTTGATAATGAACTTCGGATAGATCTCGATTACACCGCGCTTACCGCTGCGCGTCGAAATCATAAGGAAGTCTAACATTACATTGCTTACTCTCCTTCACCATGCTCCAGATTTTTGATTTTTCTGGCCAGCAGGTCGATTTTCTCATTTTGTTCCCGGCGGTTCAGTTCAGACCAAACCGCATAACCGATCCCCACAAGCGTGAGAACTGTCATGCGCCGGCTGACCTTGGCCAGTTTTCTGGACGGCTTGACCGTCACAAAAATGTTGTGTATGGTCTCGTTCATGGCGTAACCCTCCTTCTTTTGAAAATATCAGGCGAAAATCTCCTTCAGGTAGCGGGACATCTGATACCAGATTTCGACCGACCGCATATCCTGTCCGCTCTGCCTGACGGTAAAAAGACCGCCCTCTCCGTTTCGTGCGTAGTCGCGGTTCAGAAATCGGGAGAGGACTTCGTCCACATAATCCCGGTCAAACCGTCCATCATGCATGGACCCGAGCCCTAAACTGGAGATCATGCTCCAGAACCACTGGCCAGTTCGATTGCCAACATCTGGGTCATCCATGATGTGCTCTTCGCATCGAATGGAAAGGGCGATCATCATTTCCAAAACGCTGCATGGTCGGTCATCCAAAAAGGACGCGACCATGGCGTCGCTGTAATGCTGTTCATGGCCGAATCGATATCTAAGGTCGATGCCGTCCTCGGCTCGGTTGCCGTCCATTGGAATCATATATGTGAATTCCGTATCGTGCAGCCTGACAAACAGCTTACGATAGGACTTAGAATATCGGTCGTCGACCACGAGCTGGTACATCCAATCGAAGTACCGATTGATCAGCTCATCTCTGGTCAAGGGTAAATCCTCCTCTTAATTCGGACGGGGAGACATGTCCTCCAGCACATCCTTAAAGTTGCGGAGATCTTGCAGGATCTCATAGTCACACCGCTTGGCGTCATTTCGGACGAATACCGAGTCTTCCTCATATTCACCAAAATGCTCCAATGCGTCGCCGACGATCTCCTCCACATTGTCCACAGGTTCGTTCAGTTCATCAGCCAGCACCCCATCGGCGAAATAGGTCAGACTGACTTTTGTGTACTCTTCAATCTCCCCGAACTCCGCCGGAGAGATTACATAGGGAGTATCCTCTGAAGTCTCGGAATCCGCTTTTTCGGTGGGTTTGACGGTCCGAGAATACTCCGTATAGCCCTCCCGTTCCAATTTTCTGACATAATCGGCCAAGTCAGGCTTGTCCTGAATCTTTCCGGATGGGATGGGTGCCGGTGCTTCATCGTGCTGTTCCACATGCTCCCGCTTGGCATAGGCGGCCTTGACCGAGTCAATCTCTCGATTAGCGCGAGCTGCCTCTTTCTCCCGGATGCAATACCAAACTGCTCCACCGCTCACGGCGGCGCCGGCAATGAAAGAGAGCGCATTAGTCATCCTGCTCATCGCTGTTGCCCTCCTCATCCTTGATGCTCATAACCGTCATGGCCAGTCCGCCAAACAGCAGGGATGCACTGAGCAGAATGCCGCCTACAATGTGGCGTTTCCGCTGGCTGTCTAAAATGTAGTCCAGCATGGACACGAAATTGGTCAGTCCCTCCATGTCCATTACCTCTTGCCGGAAAGGATTGCGGCACCGCTGATGAGGCACAGGCCCGACACCGTCGCCAAGGAATAGGAAAGAAGGGTCCTGAAATGGCGTTTGATCTGTTTCATGGTAAAACCTCCTGTCAATGTTCATATGGATTTTTCAAACTCCAATCATATGTTGTTCCACCGGTATAAGCATTGCGGAAATGATTTCGCTGACCGTCACCGGTAAACCAGAGATAATCTTTGGGGAGAACTCGTCCGACATCCACTTCACCCCGTTTTTCTGCAAAATATCTTGTCAGCACATCTTCGCAGAGAGCCAACAGGGCCTCATCCACCGGGTTTTCCGTACGATACCCTACAAATTGATAGGGAGCGGTCACGACCTCTAAAATGGTCTGGCCATAGGCGTCGCACCGGTTCAGCACACACCATACACAGGCCGCCTTTTCCATATCGGAGGGAACGCCTCTGACCTCTCCCCAGAGCATCTTTGCCAAAGCAGCCGCCTCTTCGTCCGTCCACTGTTTGGGCAGTGGAGCAGGTTCAGTCTCCGGAAACGGCTCAACTGGCGTGTGGGTTATCTGCACAGGCTCTACCGGAGGGGCCGCTTCGCTCTCTGCCGGCGCGGTGGCCACCCCCAGAAGAAGGGCCAAACATAAGGTCAATACCGGAATCAAAGTAAACTGCAATTTTCTCATGGTTTACAGATACTGATGGGTGGCGATGAGGTTGGTAATGTCGCCCACCACATTGAAGTCCAGAACAATGGCCGGCTCGTAGCCGTTGACAAAGTCGCGAGCCTTGGGACGCTGGATCTCAAAGATGCCGAAATCCACAAAGTTGTCTCCAATGGGCTCATCCGGATCATAGACCCAGCCAACTACTGCGCCGGCCTTGGTCCGCTCAAAGCCCAGCAGGTCATACACCTCATTGAGGAACAAATGGCCGCGGGCCTTCAGCATATCGTTGGCCTGACTCTGTCTTGCCTTCAAATAGAACATATTGCGCTCGGCATCCTTCATCCAATCGGGATGAAGCTCGTCAAAGATCTTGGCATAGGGGCTGTACTTGTTGGGGTCCCAGCCTTCATCGACCACATCTGCGGTCTTCTTGACCGTCTTCTCTTTGCCCTTGGCGTCTACGACGGTTTCCTCAATCTCCTGGGCCTTGGTGTTGTACCGCAGTTCTTTCTCCACCTGCTCGCCAAAGCGATCCAGAACGCGCTTGCGATAGTCCTTGAAGGAGTGGTCGATGGCGGTACAGGCAGCGGCCAAGGCAACATTGCGCTTCTTCAGGATGCGGTGACTGGCCAGGATGCTGGTAACAGATACAGCGCCCAGCATCACAGCGGGGCCATAAAGCTTGGCAAAAGCTACGCCGGTCTGGACATAGGTGAGGGTAAGATCTTTCTTGCAGTCATCCTTGCTGTAACTCTCCCCAGCGGGGGTCATGCCGGTCTCCTCGGACTTATGGATGCGGTCCAGATCGTCCTGGGTCTTTTCAACAATCTCGTTCACCTTGAGGGTGGCCTTGCAGGCCATGACGGCGCTGGTGACCACGCCCACGATGCCGAGCCCCACCAGAATTTCCGGGCTCTTCTTCTGAAGCTGGAAACCGACCTTATGGAAGGTCCGCCCCATATTGTTCATCAGTTCGGTCTTTTTCATGGTAAATATAAACCTCCGTATTTAATGATTATCGGTGGCGATTTCTCCGCCACAGGCCGCATATCCGGCCAGATCCACGAAACTGTCTTCGGTGGCAGTTCCGCTCTGAATGCGTGCGATCTTCAGCAACGCCATCATCATGGCGACATCCACAGCTGTGAAATCGACGCCCTTATAAGCACGCCAAAGATCGGCAATCGTCTGAAAATTGTTCTCCGGGGAGCCGTATTCCTGCTCCCGATGGCCGCAGACACATGTTTCTGCCTTCTGCAAAATTTCCGGTCTCGTCATAGTTCCTCCTAAAACAGCCATAGAACAAACCGAACAGTCAGTGCAATCGCTATAATGCCGAGGCAAATAGCAATTAGCACAGCAAGAGCTTGTCCCATTCTGTACGCCAATGTTTGTTTCTTATCCTTCATATACTTGCTCCTTTAACTGATAGGCAGAGCCCTTGGGAGCTGTAAGATATAGCCGTCCCGTACACGGACTACTTTCGCATTGCGAATATCCGTCCAACCGTATTTGTTGTCGGTATAGCTGCGCCCAGTAATGCCCACCAAATCATAGAGATCGGCCACGCTGGCCACGTCGTAGGTGCTGATGATTTCCTCCAGTTGATCCAGAACCAATTCGGCATCTCCGCGGGACTCAATGATGATGTCATCATACTCATAGCCCTGAGCCATCCTGGGCCGGTTGTACTCCCTCCGGTCATCCCGTCTGTCGTCGTAGTACCTCTGGTAAGATACCTTAGAGCCAGAACTCTTTTTCCCACCGATACGCCCGGCCTCGCCAAACAGAACGATGCTCACCACATCTGCAATGGCATTCTTAATGCCGGGGACCACCACATCCATCAAAATATAACTCTTGACGCTGTTGGTGTCCTCCGGAACGAAGATGCCGGCAAACTTCCGTACCTCGCTCTTTTTTCTGGATTTGACTGAGCTGGTGACCACCTTCTCAACCTTTTTATCGGGAGGACTGCTGTCACGCTGAGTCTCTCTGGCATTGTGAGAATTGTTGGGGTATTCCGCCATTCCGCTTCCTCCTAATATCACACGACCTGGACGAGCTTCCCAGGGAGGGAAATCCTTGTTCCAGGCAATTTGTTATGCTGACGCTTGAATTGATAGGTGAGATTGCTCAGCGCTTTCCGTTCAGAAACCGCAAAGGTACTCGCCTTGAAGTTGTTCATGATGCACCTGTCGAACTCCATAACAGGGCCGTTGTAGGTGTACTGGTTCATGAAAAAAAGCCTCCCTTCTAAAAGAAAAAGGGAAATACCCTGTTATAGGTATTCCCCTCGGCAAACCCTCTCTTTTCAAATATCAGGGTTTCATTCAGGAATCCGACTCATCATCGCCGCCGTCTTCTTCGGTGCCCTCCGTAGCCTGGGCGGCTTCCGCAGCCTTCTGGGCGGTGCGCTTTTCGTCGATGAACGCCTTGAGCTTCTTCGCTCCGCAGATAGCAGCGTAAGCGATGAAGCCGCCGACGATCCCCGCGAACAAAGCGCCCGCACTGGAATTCTCGGAAACCTCCTCGACCTCGTTTTCGGGCTCCAGTTCCTCAACTTCGGTATTCATGACTTTCAGTTCTTCCATGATGAAAATCTCCTTTCAAAAATGTAATTGATTGGTTCTCCATAATAGGAGATGCAAATTTTGCGGATGTTACCAGCCGAGATACTGCGGCGGGATATGATGCCCGATGACCAGATAGGGAACGCCGTTTACCAGCTGGGAACTGAAATCCAGGTCGATGTAGCCCTTATCAATATCCCAGCCCATGGTTTCTCCGATGGAGTCATCGCATGGCTCAAGGCCAATCTCCTGCAAGAATTCATTGACCGTGATCCTCAGCTCATCCCGCATCCGCTTGTTCAGGTTGTTTTCCGCTTTTCGGATAGTTTCGATGTCTGATTTGAACAAGCTGTTGGTCAGCGGGTCAAAGCAGGGCGTCTCCCCACGGCCGGTACTGACAATTTCTCTGGTTTCCACATGGGCCTTTTCCAGCTTTTCTTTCGCCACCGCATCCCGGATGGCCTGCTCTTTTTTTGGCCCCACTACCTCAAGAGCCTTTTCCCGATACTCCTTCAACGCCGTCTCCGAGATGGTATAGGCTGTGGCGAGGGCCGCATTGCGTTTGGCGTTGACTGAGCTGGCGCCAATCAGGCAAGCTACCGACAGCGTTCCCGTCATCGCCGCCGGAATATAGCACTTCCAAGTAGTCTTTACCACCTCTGCCGTACTAAGACGCTTTTCCTCCTTAATTTCCCGCGCGTCAATAAGCTGAAGCGCCTTGGGGGTGGCTCTAACTGCGGTCACGGTGGTGGCAATCATGCCGGCGATGCCAATGCCAGTCAAAATCTCCGGACTGTGTTTTCTCAGGGCCCGCTTGACCCCTTTCGCGATGTTCATAAAAGCCTGTTTGTTCATGCTGCTTCCTCCTCTGGCAAAATATCCGGACAGTGCTCGATCAGGAGTTCTTCTTCCTCATCTTCCAGCATGGGCAAGCTGTCGATCCACCGCTGAAGCGGACCAATATGAGGAAACACATAATCTGCTATCAGGCCACCAATGCCCAGGATAAGCAGAAACACCGACAAAATCGCAAGTTCTACCATAAAGGGCTCCTTTCAAATCAATTCCAAAATTTCTGTTGCCGTTTCCGCTGCGATGGAAAATATCCGCCCACAGTCGCGGCCTTCTGACATGGAAGCATAAACCTCCATCTTGATGATGAATTCTTCGATGGTGTCCTCTGCCGGAGCCATGGGGTGATCCAAAATCGCGTTGATCAACTCTTCGGCCGCCCAGCGAGAAAAGCACACCTCCTCGAACCATTGCTGCGGCCAATATAATTCCGGCGCATCTGAATTCTCCAGATATTCAATAATGGTTCGTACCGCTGCATCGTTCATTTAAGGCACCTCCAAAAAGAGAAGAGCCCTTGTTAGGACTCTTCCGCTTCTTCGATGCCGCGATTGGCAAGCGCTTCATTGACTTTTTCCTCGATGATCGCATCCTGCTCCTGGTCGTCGGCCCATCCGGACAGCAGTGTTCCAATGCCGCCCAGCGCAAGCCCCGCCAGGGAAATGAGTTTGAAAATCTGTTTCTTTTCCATAAAGCAACCTCCTTCGTTGTATCGTTCCATAATAGGCATTGTAGTTTTGGCGGATCAGTCCGGCTCCTTATTGCTGGGGAGCCAGTCCATTTCGATAATCCAGCATTCGACCTCTCCGCTCAATCCATCATCCACCATAGCTCGGGTATGGCTAAAGTCGATCCAGTAGAGCTCATCATCGACCCACCAGCCAAATTCGGATAGTTCTTTCTTCGGTTCAATCCCGAGGAATTCGTAGAACTGATTGAGCGCCACGAAGCCGCCCATCAGCGCGAAGTTGCGGTTGACATGGTACTCTGCCTGTAATACCCGGCTGATCGTGGATTGAAAATATCGCTCGGAGAAGCTATCATAGAACAGCCGCTCCTCCTCGTCCGCACCCTCGAAATCAAGCGAAGAATTGGAAAATATGTTCGGTGCCGTAATATGGATGTCTTTGGCTTTCTCTACGGCGAGAGACCGCATAATCTTCTCGTGGGCCTCTTTTCCATAGAACTCCGTCACTTTGCTCTTGTACTCCCGGAACTGCCGGCTGACCAGAGCGTAGGCGCTCATCAGGGATGCCTGCTGTTTCCGGCTGATTGCATTGGCGCTGAAAATACAGAAAATCGTCGCCGCACCCATCGTCACAGCGGGTACATAGCATTTCCATGCGGATTTGACCATCTCTGTCTTGGTGGCGGCATAAGGATCGCCGTCATGGTTTGTCCGGCTGTCCGCCCGTATCAGGTCTACCGCTCTCGGCGTAGCTTTCACCGCCAATACAGCAGTGACGACTACCCCGGCTGCGCTGAAACAAGCCAGGATGGCAGGGGAGGCCCGTTTTAATTTTCGGACAGCTTGATTGGCCAGATTGCGCTTGGGTTTCATTTCGGTTTTTCTCCTTTCAACCGTCAAAATATAGCCCGTCGAGAATGGACTGGGCGGCGTCTCTGGATATTGAAAATGTGCAATCGGGATCGTTGCTTTGGTTCACGGAATGGGCCATTCTGCTTGTGAACCTTGCCACCACGATGATGGGAGAAGTATCAGGCTGTTCCTCGATCTCCCGGAGCAAGGTTTCCAGCGTGAATTTTTCAACGCTGAGCTGCTGGAAGTACGGGTCGTTTATCCTGACGGACTTCATGTTCCACTTGATGCTGTCGATCAGATCTTCGATAAACGCTCCCATGACGATGTCCTGATATCCGACCTCCGCTTTCATGCTTTTGTCATCCCCTTTCAAAAATATAAGAGCCCCGATAGGCTCCAAAAGTGAGGGAGGCTGATGCCGGACTCGAACCGGCGACAAGCGCCAAATTGTGGCGATGCTCTCCCAACTGAGCTAATCATCCTCTCCATAATAGGAGATGCAAATTTTGCGGAAAAAGGAAAAGAGCCGCATTTAACGGCTCCTTCCCTCAAATCCCAATGTGTTTCAGAAGTCTGGTCAATTCTTCTTTGCTGAGTTCCGCATCCAAATCCAGATGGATATGCGTTTTCCCATCGACAACGGTGACCTGCAATTCATTGAGTGCGATGTCCGCATCAACACCCAATTTCTTGTGCAAAACCACCTCTGCCAGTTTGGAAACGATTCCTGTCGTGAATTTCGATAGCAATTTCATCTCGTCCATGCTCCTTAACCCCTTTCATATCAGCATTGGCTTTCCATAATAGGGGCTGCGGATTTGGCGCATCAAATATCCCGCCGGTCGAACACCGTTTCCCATCGCTGTTTCGGCAAAGGCTTCATTTTCAGCGCCCACATGATCTGCCGGATGGTCACGGTGGGGTAGAGTCCGCCCGTACACACTCCTGCCCGGTTATCAAAGAACTCCTTAAATTTGGGATGCAGATATAAGGCGTCGGTGAGCCAGGCGTCTACCTCGGTCCAAAAAGTGGCCTTTGCCTCCGGGTCATACCGTTGTTGGATAACCGCCAGCCCTTTCTCCTCGATAAGAAACAGCGTGCAGCTGTGATAAACGGGATGATCGCAGAGATACCGCTGGCCGTACATGGACAAATAGATTATGGGCTTTTCAAAGTGGTATCGCATGTCTATCTCCAAAAACAAAAAGAGGAAAAGCCCCTGTGACGGGACTCCTCCTCCGCGTTGATAATGTTTAGTTGCCGAACATCTTGCACGATGCCTTGCAGTTAGGGTATGGCCCTCCGCAGGCTCTGCATCCAGCGGGCGGCATATCGTTCCGATAGATCAGGCGGTCATCACCTCTTTCATCCAGTACGAGTTCCATTTCATCACCATCCTCGTACTCATAATCCATCTCATCAATTTCCCATCCACAGGACGGGCAGGTGTAAATATCACATCCGCCTTGAGGATCTCTTCTTCGATCCATGACCGCTCCGCACTTATTGCAGATTGCGTAGCCCCGGTTCAGGTAGTCCATCAACTCACTGCCTGCCGGTTTGATAATCTTCTTACCCTTGTTGTTTCGCACTTTCATTACCTCCAGCTAATCCGGTCATGGCCGTATCTTATCATACAGCATTTCCGGTTTTTAGTCGAGAGACAGAAAGAGCTCTTTGCTTTCTCTCCATAAAGCACCCTGCATAATCGGCGAAAAACGAAGAGGCCGTGTTTTTCGCACGACCCCCATCGTTTGGATGCCAAGTCAACCTTTTGCAGTCGGCTTGAACCGATTGAACAGATTTCGGAAGGTTGTCGAACCAAAGGTTCCGGTCTCCTCAAACTTGAACCCTCTTCTCATCCAGACGGCATAGAAGATCAGCGGGGCAATCAACTCCGCGGCCGCAATACCAACCTTTACATACCGATCGATACTCTGCTCTTTGAGCTGACGCTGCTTGTATGCTTCTTCCCGGTCATGGTCCGCACGCTCATTCTCCTGCCGAGTGCGCTCCATAGACCGGCGTTCACGCTTTTCTTCCGCGTCAACCTCCGTTTTTATCTCGTCGATATGAAGTTTATACAGCGCCACGATGTCATCAATCGCCGCCGACCTCTCCTTGCCGTCTCCATTGAAGCTTTTCAGATTTTGAAGCTCCGTTTCAATGGTTTCATCCAACAAATATCGAATTTCTGCCATAATTGTTCGCTCCTTTCAAAATATTGGATTGGCTCCATAATAGGGGCTGTCATTCATGCGGGAGAAAGTTTTCCGCCCGAACCCGAAGCACCACATATTTTTTGTGAAGGAAGCGCCCCACATTGGAGGACAGCTCCAGAAACAAATATGGCGGGTCGGCTGGATCAGACTGGTCAATGCGGAGATTGCCCACCGGCCGGCGATAAAAGACAGCGGCCCCCAGCAGAAACCCAATAATAAGCGCAATTACAGCAGTCATATCAAGACCTCCTTGAAATGATTTTCAGAATTTTTCCCACCCGGGATTTTTTCAAATACCAATGTAACACGGTTTTCCGTCACCTGCGTCCTGAAAAAAGAGAAAGAGCCGCATTTAACGGCTCAATCTTCTTTTCGCTTCTTTGAAATCTATCAGTTTCTCTGATTTCGGCCGATGTCGTTTCTGTGCAAACTCACCTACCTTTCTCTCCAAGACCTTGCTCCACAAAGCCGCTCCCGCAGCGGATGCGGCCCCTACGAGCACATAAGTCCCGATGGTTTCCAGCCAGTTTTGTTTCACATGACTCACCTCCATAAAGGAGGGTGTTTATTCTGCGGATTGGTTTTCGTAAATAATGCGCTTTCGCAGGGCATTCCAAGGAATAAAACACTCTTTCCGGCATACCGGGCATTGAAACTTGCTGACCTTTCCGCCCATGTCCTTCAGCTCGCCGCGCTCGGCCTCCAGCTTGCTCCCACAGTTAGGGCAGTTGAAGCGGTAGAGCTGCTTCACGGCGATGTCCACAATTCTCATGTCAGTCCCTCGCTTTGCTCAGCAGCCAGAAGAACCGTCTATACCGGTCATAGTAGACATCCTTACAGCAGGGCAGGTCGACCTGCATTTTTAAGATGGTATAGGATAATCCTTCGGTCACCGCCCGCAAAATATAAGGGTAAAGCTCAGCGTCCGCACCCAGCGCGGCCTGCTCTACCATCTTCATCCGTTCAGCATAATAGGCCCGAGCAACGCCGCATCTGGCAGTGGGGTCTCCGACAACCTGTCCGCTTTTCACAAACAATTCCAGGTCGGCGGGACGCTTGCTCAGCCCATCCAGAGCGTCATGAGCTTTCTTCCAAATTGGATATTGAAGGCAGAAATGCTTCAACTCGTAGTAGCGGTGCTTCTCGATCCAGTATTTGCTCTTGTCCGAAATCTCCGGACGAATTTCCGTCCCCATCTCAATGCCGCTCTCCTTTCCATAAATATCCGGTCTCCTCATACAAACGCTTAGGTGAGATGTAGAAGTTGATACGCCCATATCGAGAGTCCATTTCCTCGATGGTCGTCACCAACTTACCGTTGCGGGTCGCTTTGCCAATGGGCAGCCATCCTGAAACAATGCCGGCCCGAACCCAGGATGCATCCTTGCCGTAGATCCTTGCTGCGACCAGTACCGGTACTGAGCCGGGATGGAACTCGTTTTCATTCATTGGCGTCTACCTCCTTTCAACGGCTATTCTAAATTAGCAACTGCCCTTTCGTAAAAACAGCCTCGGTGGAAAAGAAAAGAGCCGCTGTCACACGGCTCAATTCCTTTCAAATATCCTTGCTCAAAAACACTTTGTTACCACGACGCCATACCTTGACCTGATGTTTTGACCTCTTGATTGCCGCAGCCAGACAAGACCGGCAAACCGACGGGGATTTGTAATCTTCTGAACCAAAATCTACTCTTACGATTTTAGCGTCTCCATTTACAAACTCCTCGATCAAATCTTGCAGCTTGTGATAGCCGTTCATCTTTGGTATTTGATCTACGGGTATCAGTTTCATGATTTCTTAGCTCCTTTCGATTACGGATTTCTCCATAATAGGAGCTGTGCTTTTTGCGATAGCCACCGGAGCATGGTCATTTCGCAGGGATAATCCTCGAAGCCCAGGGTCTCACAGGTAATCCACCCTTCCAGCACGCCAAGTATCACCTCAGCCTCGTACTGTTTGAAAGGGAGGAGGGTATTCGGCAATCGTCTATGGATTGCTCCGCATCGAAGACAATACGCCCGTCGAACTTTAATCTTGTCCCGTTTTCCACCCTTTGTCCGCACCACTCGTTTCACTGTGTCATAGTGCTTTAATGTCCCGCCGCATCTGGGGCAGATTGATTTATCACCGATAACCATAGGTTCCCCTTTCTAATCTAAGTTAGAAAAGTTTTATGTAGGAATTGACAATTCCTACACTATAATATATGATTATCAGTGATAAATCAACCTCAACGGTTAGAAAGGAGTCTATTTATGCTCACTCAATGTCCGGAATGCCAGCTTCCGGTCAGCGACAAAGCTCTGAACTGCCCCCATTGCGGCTATCCCATCCAGTCGACTGCAAAACGAAGAAAGCCCCGCAATAAGAATCACAAGCGCCGACGCCTGCCCAACGGCTTCGGACAAATTAGCGAGATTAAGAACCGAAACCTCCGAAAACCCTTCCGTGCCATGGTCACCGTAGGAAAAACTCCGGAAGGCCGCCCAATCTCCAAGCCACTGAAACCGGAGTCTTACTTTGAAACCTACAATGACGCCTATCAGGCTTTGGTGGAGTACAACAAAAACCCATACGACTTGAATCCAGCCATCACAGTGGAAGAGCTTTACAAGCAGTGGTTTCCCGAATATGAGAAGACCGTGGCCGATACGAAGGCGGTGGAGTCTGCATGGGCTTACTGTTCCGGAGTATATCGGATGCGCGTGATGGATGTCCGGGCCCGCCATGTGAAAGGCTGCATGGAGGAGGGCGTAGCTGTCGTCCGCGGAAAAGAGCAGCGTCCGACTGCCACCATGAAGAACAAAATCAAGTCCTTGTTCAACCTAATGCTGGATTACGCGGTGGAATATGAATTGGTGGATCGGAACTACTCCCGAACTTTCAAGCTGACGGACGAACTCATCAAGGAGATCCAGACTGTGGAGAAAAGCCATATCCCGTTTACAGACGACGAGATGGGCTTGCTTTGGGAAAACCTTGGGAAGAAAAACGGCGTTGACATTCTCCTGATCCAATGCTACTCCGGCTGGCGGCCGCAGGAGCTGGGCTTGCTGGAGCTGAAGGATGTAGACTTGGAAAACGGCACTTTCCAGGGCGGCATGAAAACGGACGCTGGCACAGACCGAGTTGTCCCAATCCATTCCAAGATACGCCCCCTGGTCGAGGCAAAATATAAAGAGGCCGCCGAGCTGAACAGTCCCTACCTGCTCAACTGGGTCGACCCCAATAGCCGAAAGAAGAAAAATATCAGACTGACCTACGCCCGGTATCAAAAGGCGTTTGAGCGCATCCGGGATGAACTCAGCCTGAATCCGAACCACCGCCCTCACGACGGCCGTACCCATTTCGTCACCTCTGCCAAACGCTATGGTGTGGACGAGTACGCCATCAAATACATGGTCGGCCATAAGATCTCCGACATTACCGAGAAGGTATATACCAAGCGCGAATTCGAGTGGCTGAAAGAAGAGATTGAAAAAATAAAATAGTGTGTCGGGCTTGCGCATGGCAAGCGTAAAAATTTCTTATTTGTCAGCCGCTCAGTATTCACAGTACCGGGCGGTTGACTTTTTTCTTCCGTTTCAAGATGTCTTTCCGATAACCAGTAGATTGAGAAGATACCTTGACCGAGCACAAACCCAAGTGATATAGTGGTTTGAGAGAGATGCCCCAAACATCCCTCTACTCGAATCGATATCTTTTGTGAGAAAGGACGCTGTCTGTCATGACTGATTATACGACATTCTATAAAACACCCGAGAAGTCGCTGACACCAAAGTACCTGCTCTGGTTCCAAAACAGAAAACGCACTTATACCGGTTACAGCGCTTACTACAACAGGCATGTACCGGCCAAGATACCTTCTCAATCTACTGATGCATAATCTGCATAAAAGTATAGGAGCAGAGGTATAGAAGTAGTGTAGGGATAATGTGTGAATTACCTACATTTTCCCGCTTTTAACTACTTCTAACTACCTCTGCTCCCTTTGATTTTACTTGGTTTTCTGGTAATACACCATCTAATAAGTTTCTATTGTATTAACTTTCTGATATATGTATAACCAACTAAAGGTCAAAAATTATAACCGCAATTAGAAAGCAGGTGTCTCCAATGCATCTATAACTCTGAAAAGTTTAGCTTTGGAACTAATACTTTGCGCAAGAAATTTCTTATTACGGGGTGATACTGTGAATATTAGAAAAAGATTCTTTGCTATAGCACTGTCTTTTGTTCTTTTCATGGCTAACCAACCCGTCGCTTTTGCCGCAACCACTCAGCCATCCAGTCTGCAAAAGATAAATGTAGAAGAACGCAACGCAGTAGGGTTAGAAGAATTTAAAAATTATATTAGCAAGTTTTTTAATAACCCCGAGGAATACACACTTTATGATAAAAGTGGAAATGATATCAGCGATGAATTCTATGAAAAATATAATAATTTATTTGAGAAAGGTGACTTCTCTGTTCTTCAAGAGATTTCTGAATCTACGATTTCTTACATGAGCTACCACCCATTACCTGGTTCTATAGATAATATATCCTCTACTATCTCTCGAGCTAACAAACGCTATACATATGATTTGTACACTGTTGGTATTCTTATTGAAGGAGTAATGGACTTTGAAGTACAGATGACGCCTAGACTTACTTATTATGTTGATTCAAGTGGTAAAATCGTACAACCTGTAAACGATCCTGTATTGGATATAGCAATTCACGACTTCGTTGTATATGATTTTTCGTTCAAAAACATCGAGGTATGGTCCTATGTTTCGGCTGATGGTAAAACAGTTTACTTTGGCGGTGAATTTTGTGTATATCGCGCCTTGGAGGGAACGGCATTTTATTCAGGAAAGATGAAGGTCGAAGCGGTTGCTCATGCTGATGGTACTTTTGAAAAGCCTACATGGGAGCAGACAGGCACTTATCTTGAGCCTCCTTTTTAATTAAATCTCATACATGAGAAAGGACTGTTAATATTGAAAAGACTGTGTTCCCTTTTATTAGGACTGGCTTTAATAACTGGTACTTCTATTTCTCCTGCGTATGCCTCAGAAATAGAACCGCGATACTCCATTGAAACCATTGAAGTTGAATTAGAGGTCCCCGCGACGATCCCTTCCCAGCAGCTTACAGATTCTACTGGTAGAACTGTATCATTTCCAAAGTTTAGATCTAGTTGTATTGTAACATGCGCTGTTGATATAGACACAAGAACGGGAAGTATCGTTCGAGCCTCTGTCAAAGATTCATCGTTAGATCTCGGATTAGCTGAACCACCCTCAAGCGACCTTGAACATAATTCCGCTATGAACATTTTGTATATTCAAGTGATCAATCCATCGGACTGCATTACAATTGCATCAGACAAAAAGAGTTTTCGAATTAATGCCGAAATGGAGGCAAAAGTTCACTATGAAATAATCTGGATGAATACAACACCACCTGTTCCCAGCCTTTACGAAGATCTTTACTTCAACATTTCTGGAAGCGCAACTTATAGGACGGCATAATAAAGATATATAACTTATAATAATTACCAGGGGGATGATTATGCGAAAAGCACTTAAACGTGCAATAGCTTATGGAATATATTACATAATATTTATTGGCGTGACCATTTACGGCACAATTAGAGGATGGCCACTCCGCATACCTATACTCCTTGTTTTCCTAATTTTACTATATGCCTGCGTGGGAGGCAAAAGCAATGCCATTACAGAATATCGCTATCATACCGATAACCCAATGATTGCGCCTGACTTACCTATACAGCCTGAACGGAGCTCCGCTTCAGTTTCCTTTCTTGCATCTTTTCTTTTGCTTCTTCCACCGGGGCTGTATTTGATCATTAGTGTGTGCATCGGTTTATTGACCTAGCTTATGGCGGAACCACTTTGCAGCATCCTCGTTGTGGACACCCCCCACCCTCGCTATGAAAATGCTACGTCTGATACGGCTGTGTATTCCGTAGATGTTTTGAGCCCGGCCAGCGGTTCCGCTGTCCGGGCTCTCTCTTTGGTACAAACAGCAGGAGCGCCGCCCATTTGGGCGGCGCTCCTGTTTACTTTATAAATGCTCGCCTTTAGCGGGGATTCTTGATGGCGGCCTGCGCGGCGGCCCACCTGTAGGGGCGATTTTTTCAGAGGAAATATTGCTTAAAGTATCACTCCGAACCGTCTCCTCTATCGACACAGAAGCCTTATTTTTTCTGCCTTTAATGCTACATTCAACAGCATTGTGCTCCCCTGACAGCAGGTTTAGCTCCCACCGAAAATGGTCGTTTGTGATTGGAATAACTCGGTCTACTACTTTGTCCAGTAGCATCTCATCCAGCTTGGGCTGTGTAAAATCAATGAGGCAGTTCAGCGTGTCTCTGATCTTTTCGATATTCAATACAGGTTGCTTTTGAACAGGTACGGTAGTTCTTTGACTCTCTATTGCTTGAAGCTGCTCAGCAATCTCAGACTTTTGGCTCATAAATTCTTCTTTTGAGAGTTCTCCATCCGCTCTCATTTCGATTAGATTTTGCAGCCGAGTTTTCAGCTTTTGAGCACGGGCCTCTAGTCTCTTATGCTCTTGATGCTCCTCTTGATGTGATTCCTTCCCACACTGAGCAAGTATCTTGCATGCCTCTATGACTGCGGCCCGGCGGTCTATCCATACATTTTCCAGAACTGTCTTTGCCATAAGATCCAGTTTCCAATCGCAGATAGAGCGGATTTGGCAGGTGTGCTCATCTGTCAATCCATTGTCCACCATATATTGCAAAGACGCCCCATTTCGATGGCTGTAGCATTGGTATCCGTAGACCTCTTTCCCGTCCCTTTTATTCGTTCTCCAGTGAAACCGCTGGAATGAGCACCCACATGAGCACCGCAGCTTTTTAGACCATAAAAATTTCGATGGGTTACGACCGAACTTACGTGTCCCTCCACCTAACTGCGGCATAGACTGAATTCTACTTTCACGAATTTCCGCGCAACGATTCCAATCCTCCTCTGAGATAATCGCTGGGAAGTCGCCTTTGATAAGCGTGTGCTGACTGGTATCATGGTTTGTAATGCGCCGATGCTCTAAGAAATCCACTGTCACAGATTTATTGTAGCCGATGTAGCCCTTATACGTTGCGTTTTTTAGAATACGCCCCACCTTGCTACAATCCCACTTTACTTCACCACGTCCGTTCTGGCAACCACGTCTCGTCAATTCATTGACTATCGCCTTTTCGCCATATCCATCCAAGTACATGGAATAAATCAGTCTAATGATTTCCGCCTGTGGCTCATTGATGACGTAGGTACTTCCTACCCGGTCATATCCTATAATATTCCCTGTACCATACAGAACCCCATTTTGACGGCTGATGGCCTGCCCGGCCAGCACTCGTTCGGAGATTTTGCGACTCTCCTCCTGGGCCAGCGTCGCCATGATGGTGAGGCGAAGCTCCCCGTCTCCATCCAGAGTCCAAATATTATCCTCTACAAAATATACTTCTATGTCGAGCTTCTTTAGTTCACGTACAGATACCAGCGCATCAACGGTATTGCGTGCAAAGCGACACACTTCACGGGTCACGATTAGGTCAAATTTCCCTTGCCTTGCGTCCTCCAGCATCTTCATGAAAGCAGGGCGCTTTTTTGCTTGCGTGCCTGTAATTCCTTCATCAATATATCGATCCACCACTGTCCAATTGGGATGATAGCGCTCCTGGTCATCGTACCATTGCATCTGATTTTTCAGGGCTGCAAGCTGGGCCTCATGTTCCGTGGAGACCCGCCCATAGAAAACCATTTTTCGCGGCCGGCTGCGGTCTAGCGTCTTGAATACTGATTTCATATCAGTCACCTCCAATGCAAAGAATAATCTTCTCTTGGAGATTTGTTAAGGATGCCGATCTGCCTCTGCGATTCGCAGGGCTTCCTTATAGACGCTACGCGGGATCTCGCCTTTTTCATATAAAACGTGAATTAAGCAAACTGCCATTTTATGGTGAAAACGCGTCTGTTCCAACGAGGCACCTCCCATAAATTCCTGTATCAATAAAACAGCCGCGCCAGAACTGTCGGGCCGTTATAACACGCGGCGTACTCTGGCGCGGCTGTCTCCGTGCTTGTTTATATCAATTCACCGTATTTGCCACGCGCCCCCGGTGACGGGGATATTGCAGGCCGCCCTTGGCAGGGCTGTCAAAACTCCGCAGCGTCGCTCTGGGCGTGCGCCGCAGGGTTCCCCCTCTGACGTGGGAGGTCGTTACGAAAGTCTCATTATGCCCCCACGCTGTCGTCGCGCCCGGTGTGCCATGCCGGGTCTAAGGACTGCGTAGATCGCTCGGCCAGCTTGTCCATCACCCCCCAAAGCTGGCTGTCATGGCGGCGCTCCTTACGTCGCTGTTCACGCGGGGTTGTGCCTGCAATACCGTGTATTCACTTGTAGAAGGAAATGAGGAAAGTATGTCCTTCACTAAGCACGTAAAAACACCCCATTTGTTAAGTCATTTCGAGCATCTTTTCGACTTTTTTTCTTGCAGCGCGAAGGGCAAGAGATATTCCGGCCTTTGAGACCCCTTCAATCGCTGCAATTTCAGTAACACTTTTGCCTTCGGCGTAGTGCATCCACAGGCGGCGGAACTGTGTCGTGCTCAAACAGCTTTTGATCTTTGCCATGAGCACAGCACAGTTTGCCTCCTGGCCTGCCTGCTCAATATCTCTCAGCAGTAACTCCTCTGCGGATGGCTCCATAGAATCTATCCGCTCATCCAGTGGCAGGCAGTTATCATAGAAACCGCGTCCGGCCTTATCCATCTGATGGTAGTTCCGGTCAGACCATTCCTTCCACTTCAGAAAGTCCGCCTCAGAGGAGAAGTCTGCACGGGTCAAGTAAATATGTACGTCTGTCACGCTCTTGCACACGATGGAATCAGGGTGCCTTTTATTCAATGCGTAGTCGCTTTTTCGGTCAAACATGGTAGCTCCCTCCAAACAATTTATATGGCTCAGATAAATTGATTTGGGAGGAGAGCGACACCCAGGGGTGCCTGATTGCCTATAATTTCTTTCTCACAAGACGCTTGTTCTCTCCAAACACAAATAAGGTCGGCGATAAAGTGTCCTTCATCGCTGAACTTGCTGTGAAGCACAATACCCCCACTTATTTACTTTAGGAGAGCACAAAAATATTTCAGGTATCTATGCTTGTTGATGTACTGTTTTGCAAATAATTCATTTGTATTACTTTATTTTATGCCGAAATAATAACCATTAGAATATTTGTAATGCAAATACTCTAATGGAGGGCGTTGCCGTGAAAGAGAAGAAATCGCTTCATGTCGAAATGGGTCAGCGTATCAGGAACCGACGTAAGGAATTGAAGTGGTCACGTGAAACGTTGTCTGAAAAAACAGATGTCAGCGCCCGATTCTTAACATGTGTAGAGAATGGGCAAAGCGGCCTTTCCCTCGAATCACTTGGAAGGATGTCCTGTGCACTGGGCGTCTCTACCGATTTTCTCCTATTTGGTAGCGGAACTGCACCAATTCCAAACGACTTAGCAGATGCTCTTGCATCTATTCCTCCAGACTATCACGACCTGTTAGTCAAGCAGGTACGTCTCTTTTCCGATATAATCAAATGATAGATTTGCATTTCAGTCAACTATTTAGTAGAATAAGGATACTATTACCACAAAGAAGGAGGGGGTGCCTATGAATCAAGCTGATGAGGCATGGGTACAGAAACTCTATAGATATAACGCACCCAAACTGTATAAAGTAGTTCTTCGGCGTTTAGAGGATGCAGAGGCGGCACAGGATATTGTGCAGGAGGCATTTCTGGCACTAATTGAGAAAATTGAGCTTGTGAAGTGTCACCCCAATCCTGTTGGGTGGCTGATGAAGGCAGTCCACTTTTTGATTCTACAAACAATTAGCACTAATCAGAACCGTGTGGATCACGAAGTCGAAATAAATGACCAGCTAGAACAGCTGACTGCTCCGCCCGTCCAAATTCTTTCCCTCCGGGACATGCTCCCACCCGGCCTTACCCAACGAGAACAAGATCTCCTTGTTTGGTTTTTCGAGGATGGGTTAACCTACGAAGAACTATCTGCCCGGCTCAAAATTCCTATCTTAACCTGCCGGACTCAAATGTTTCGTGCAAAAAAGCACTATAAAAAACTATCAGAAAAAGAAAAAGATTTTTCAGAATTGATGTAATGTTTTGACTCTTTTTTCTGGTATTTCTATGAAGGAGGTGTCACGATGCCTGAGAAGAAACGTACTCCGCATCGATTAAGAGAGGAAATGAGGGGCGTCTCTCAATCCAAAGGGCATCTCCATGATAAATCAGCAGAGGAATTGTTGACTGAGTTAGAGGCTAAACTGGACAGCATGACCGACCAGACCTACGATGAAGATCTGGTTGATGCTTATTTGGAAGCCCTGGATGAAAAGGCCCCTCTCCCAAAACAGTTTGATGTTGAATCATCATGGAATCAGTTCCGTTCCAAGCACTCAATTCTGTTTGATGCAGATGATATTTTACCTAATCCAAAGCACTCTAGGTCCTTTTCTCACAAGTTCCGTTTTCGCAAAGCCATTCCCCAACTTGTCGCCGCAGCCGCCATTGTCGGGGTTCTCGGTATGTTCGGTGCCCAGGCCGCAGGTATCGACGTGTTTGGTGCACTCGGTCGTTGGACCGAGGAAACCTTTCACTTTGTTGCTCCAAAAGCTTCTGCGGCTCCCACTTACCACACAGTCTCAAATGGAGATGGATTCTACGAGCTGGAACAATACTCCACGCTTCAGGATGCCTTTGATGCTTACTCCATTTCTGATCCGTTAGCCCCGTCTTGGATACCCGAGGGGTACACACTGGACTATGTGGAAGTCAGTCCCTCAGACACAGAAATCATATTTAGTGCGTCTTATAGTAAGGAGCAGAACACCCTTTCTTTTCTGTATTCCTATCGGAAGGATGGTACCTTTACCTCATCCACCTTTGAAAAGGACGGCTCCTCTGTCGTTGAGTATATTCAAAATGGTATTACTCACTATATTATGTCAAATCTGAGTGTGCAGTTGTCTGCTTGGGTAAATGGTAACTGTGAATGCTCCATTACGGGACCAATAAGTGAAAAAGAAATGATCGCAATTATTGACTCCATCTATGCTTAGGGGAGGAACAGTCAACTATGAAAAAATCTCTGCGTTGCATCTGTGCGGCACTTTTTATGCTGGCCTTCTGCACAGGTTTTGTTATCCATGCTTCGGCGGTTGAGCGGGCAAGCCTCTATCTTACAAGGTATTCGGCCACAGTGTCCGCAAGTAACAACGGAGCTATTGAAATGTCGATTTTTGTCGTTGCAAATAAAAGTGTATCAGAGCTGGGTGCCAGCTATATTTTGTTAGAGGAGTCCGACGATGGCGGAAAGACTTGGAGCACGGCCAGAGAATATGAAGGCCAAAGCTGGATGACCGCCGAAAATCGCTCCACCTACAGCAGAACCCTCTCATATCCGGGGACCATCGGGCACCAATATCGTGTGACAGCCGAAGTTTTTGCCAAAGATGCAAATGGCGGTGACAGTCGCACCACTCCCACCTCCTCTGTAGTTACTGCGAAAAGATAG